CTGGATTCTTGACCAAATCTGGTTGTTATTGCTCCATATGAATTATAAATTATAGAATAATCAGAATTTATTACATTCAATTGTCCTCCTAATATAGTTCCATTAGAATTAGATATAGTATTTCCTGCACCATTTAATATTGTGCTATATGAACCATTAACATCAATAAAATTACTACTACCATTAATAACATTAGAATAAACCCCTCTTGCAGTATTACCGGCACCATTAATAACATTAGAATTAGTCCCTGATGCAATATTATTATTACCATTATTAACATTAGAATAAGTCCCTGATGCAATATTATTATTACCATTATTAACATTAGAATAAGTCCCTGATGCATTATTACTACTACCATTAATAACATTAGAATTATTTCCTGATGCAGTATTACTATTACCATTAATAACATTAGAATAACTCTGCGTTGCAGTATTACTACTACCATTAATAACATTAGAATAACTCCCTGATGCATTATTATTAACACCATTATTAATATTAGAATTATTCCCTGATGCAGTATTAATATTACCATTAATAACATTAGAAGTACTCCCTGATGCAGTATTACTACCACCATTTAAAATGATAGAATAAGAACCAGAAGATACTCTTGTGCTAATATCTCTAATTCTTTGAAAATCTATAGCAAATCTTCCTCTTTTATTACCATTAGTAGTAGTTGAATCTGGAATTTGAAGAGAAAAACTACCATTTCCTTTTGCCACCAAAGCAATGTCCACGTTGGCAGAAATAGATGAAACCTGTAATGCAAATACTGGTATTGCTGAATTAATGGATGTTACAGATGATATTTCTCTAAATAAAGACAGTTGTTTATTCCATTCTGCACTATTTAAATTGACATTAGTATAAACATTTGACCAGTTTGAACTATTAGATTGAACATTGGTGTATGTATTTTGCCAATTAGCAGTCAATATCTTGACATCAGTTCCCTGATAATTCCAATTTGCACTATTTGATTGAACAGTAGAATAAACACTTATATTATTTGCACTTTGAATGCTAAAATTAGTAAAAGTATTTTGCCAGTTTGCTGTTAAAGATGATAGACTTGTGTTGCTTCCTCCAGAATTCCACAATGCACTGTATGTTGATACAGTAGTATATGTGCTATATAAATTAGCACTATATGAATTTGCCCATGTGGTAAACTTTGGATCAGTCTCATCATATGGGATTTTTTTTATTTTAACTACTTGACATTGTAAATTGCTCACACTATTATTTATGCAAACCGAATAAATAATAGTGTGAGTTTTCTTAAAGACATTCTGATAGCATTGGGTTTTTTGAATAAATTATTAGAATTTATTCAAAATATAATAGAAAATTATAAAAGAGTTAAAGAAAAAACAAAATTACAAGATTTGTCAAAAAAAACAGAAACTAATATAAAAGAAGGAAATATAGATGAATTAAACAAAAATCTTATATAGTTTATTCATAATCAGACAATTTATATACTTTGCTTTTAGAAGGAATAAAACTACGATAATTATTTGTTAAAAACCAATACCATTTTTCTGGTTTTTCAGGAACTACAGAATTACCAAATCCATCTGTTATGATAAAAACAGCTTTAGGATATTGTTTTTTCTCTGTTTTCTTTATATTTTGTATTTTTTGTTCTATTATATCAAACAGAGTGCCTCCACCACCATAAACCTTTCCAGATTCTAGAGTAGTTTCTACCACTCTGGTATCAAAACAGAATAATCTTATATTAAATTTATTTTTATCTAAACTTTTTGCAGCTTTAAAAAAACGATCTTTTAAATTAATACAACTACCACTAGTATCTAAAAAGAAAAAAACATCAATTTTATTTTTTTCTTTGTATTCATCTAAAACTTTACAATTAGCAGGCAAATACACATCTTTTGTTATTATTTGAGAATATAAAGGATTAATTCTTTCCCATCTTTCTGTGGTCTCTATTGTTTCTTTTTTGTGTAAGTTTTCCCATTTTTTAATAACACTCTCCCATTTCTTTTTCTTAGTAGCTTTTACATTTACACTATGCCAGCACCCAAAACCATTTGCTGATCTAGCAAATTCTTGGAGTTTTTCTGGAAGTTTATCAATAAACTGATCATCAATACTATCTAACACAGAAGAATTTTTAAGTTCATCTTGAATTTTTTCCAATTGTTTTTCAGAAAGAACCTTGTGTTCATCCACTAATAAATGTTGAACATTTTTATTTTTTTCATCCTTTTTCAAAAGATTAAAATAATATTCTGTAGAATCATCATGGTTTACAGTCTGGTTTTTAAACACAGTATCAAACCAACAACCTTTATCTTTTAAACTATCAACCAAATCATTTCTAATAAATCCAAATCCATCGCACAGCATTTCATTGATAACCACATCAGCAGCATAATTCATGGTTTGAATGTCTTTTGTCCCATAATATTCAATAAATCTTTTACCATGATGCAAAAGCACATGCAACATTTCATGGCATATTAAAAATAATCTAGAGTGTTCATTTAAAGATTCCCAGTAATTTGAGTTTATTGATAATTTTATGCTATTACCTTTTTCATCAAAATAGATGGCAGCAGTTGGTAATTCTGATGAATCTGTTACATCTATTTCTCCTATATCCCAGAATGCTCTAAAAAAATAATGATGATTTTGTAGCTTTTTGGCTATTTCTATTTTGTCTATGCAATTCATTATATGCTTAATAAGCTTGTTATATTATCTGAATCAGAAATTGTCAAAACACTTCTTATGTCTTGTAATTTCTTTAAGAAAGACTCTGGTAATACTGATGCGCATTTGCCGTTTATATAGTTTATAAATTCTTGTATTCTGTTGCTGGATATTTTAGATGTATTAGCATTCAAGTCATTTACAAATTGCTTTAACTCTTCTTCTGACAATTCTTCTTTAGCAAAAACACAAGCATTACCTAATAATTTTAAAAAGTTTTTATCATTTTGAATGGTTGCTTTTTGCATGCTTCTTAAATTACTCATCATAAAATTTATGAAATGATGTTTGTTGGATATATTTTTTAAACAATTAACAGCACAAATCATGGCCTTTCTTCTATCAGAAGTTGTTATATTATATATGGTATTGCTACAGTCATATTTTTTAGGTTTATTTATTCCATTCCATTGATACATACAATCAGAGAATGCATCTGGTTGATTACTGTTGGAAACGTTTATTATCACAAAATTAGATTGATTGCCAACAAAATTCATAGCATTCATGGGTTGTTCTACTATGTAATTTTGATTTAACAGACTTTTTAATATTTTAACACAGATATGATTTGGATTACTTTTTGCAATTTCTGTGAATATTTCTCTATAGATTGGATCTTTTGTTAAAGTTTGATAAATTGAGTAATTTTGGAAATTTTGGTTAATTTTTATTTCCTCTGTTATAAATTCCTTGGAGACATATTTCCAAAATTTCCAATAGTTTTCATTTTTTAATTTGTTTTTATATTTCAAGAAATTTTTATCATCTTTTAAGAAATCTCTCATACCTTCTTCTGTGGGATTATTCAAAAGCATGTTGATTAATTCTTGTGTTTCATCAAGAGATAACTTTTTGATTAATTCTTTAAAATTAGCAGAAACTGGTAATAGATATTTAATATCCAAACCTTTTTTAAAACATTCTCCCACATAATCCAGTCTTCTAGGACTAAGAATTTTAAGAGCTTCTTTTGGTTGTTCTTTCCACCAATCAATCAAAATTCTACCATGAAAATCACCGTATTTATTTTTAAAATAAGATGAATCTGGTTCATTAGGTAATTCTACCACCACATGAAAACGGTCTAATTGTGCAGGATCAAGTTCATCCACATCATATTCACCAGATGATTCATCTTCTTCATTTTTTGGAGGATTCACTGCTCCCCACACCATTTTAAGATTTGGAAATTTTCTACCATTTATACTTTTGAATTGTTGTAATTCAAGCAGAGCATTTCTAACAACTTTGTTTGTTCTGTTCCATTCATCACAAAAAATAGCCTCTACATCATGGTCTAAATTTTCTGGTAAAACAAATTCCATTTTTTCTCTGCCATTTTCATCAATTTTAGCTTTGGGGATACCCAACAAGTGAATCCAAGGATCAAGTGTTGCTCCTGAAAAATAAGCATATTTCAGCTTATTTCTTTTGAAAGTTTCTATTATTTGATGACTTTTACCTACTCCTTTTTCTCCAACAAGAAGCACGTTCACGCTGGCATTAACCCATTGGTCTAATATTTCTGAATTTAATTTACATTTATTGAATTTTATCATAATAGTGTATCATACACCATTATGCTAATTCTTCAACAGAAATGTTTGCTAGAGCCATCAACTCTTTTATTTTCTTAATAACATTTTCCTTGCTAACATTATCAGTTTCTTCATAAACATAAACATTATCATCATAATTTATACAATAAGGATCAAGAAAACTAGTTACTATAAGACCATTCAAGTAAGGATATTGTAATACTGTCCAAGAATAATGGTCTGGTGAATCTGTTGGATATGGATTTTCTACTCTGCCACAACGATTGGAATCTTCTGTTAATTTACCATAACCACAAGAATTCACTGCTATCAACTCTGCAAAACCATCAGCACTAGGAGCAGGAAGAGTGAATTTTAATGTATTATCATCTTTTTGGAATTCTTTTACAGGATAGCCAAAAAAGGAATTTAATGCTGTAAAGGGCTGATATTCTGTTAGAGGATACATGTTTGGATTTGAACCACTAACAAATATTGCATTAACATCTCCTAAACTATAACCTTGAAGTTTTATGGTTGGTTCTCTTCCTTCTACTATATAATAAGGAGAAACATATCTTAATAATGGACGACCAGTTATAGCATAGCTGTCAGTTTGTAGATTTGTTGAATATTCTAATAGATTATCATAATTACAATAGAATTTATCAGTAAATGTATAATCTGTTTTTATAAAACATATGGGTTTTGAATTTTCTATATTGGCTTTAAAAATATAGCCTTTAATGGTAAAACTAGTGGATGCTGTGATTCTAAAAGGAGGGTCTTTTGGACCTTGTTCTTTGGCAGGATAACTATAAGAAATTGTTCCATCCCATAATATTTCTGTTCTTAACTCTCTGCCACTTTTGGGTTCTTGCCAAGATACTATCACATAAGGATTGGTATTAACAGAAAAATTTTGCACTATTTGGTCCATATCTTCCTGAAATTTTGAAAGAATTGTCATTTCAACACTAATATTCCAAGGAATTACTTTTAAATTAACAAAAGTTCCATCATCATTCTTGTAAATTATATCATCAATTTTATTTTTTACTCTCTCATTATCTCTTCCTTGACTTTTTATTTCTATTGCCATTGCTGGCAATTTTATAGTATCTGTCAGACCAATTATATCAGCAATAATGTGACTTTTAGGAGCAAAAGTCAAAGGCACTTTGATTGTTTCTTTTGCATATTTTTTACCATCAAATCTTTTTATTTTCACATCATTGAATGCTGCTGCAAAATGAGTCAAAAGTGTTCTTATTTCAAAATTATAGTTGTATTCCTGCATATACATTATTTAGTATAAATAAATACATGGCATATAATGTTCCCTTTTCTTTAAACCCTAGATTTTCAACTTCTTTTGATTCTTCCAAAAGAAAAATAGAAAATTTAGGGCAAACCGGAATAGCAGTTTCCGAAAACAGATATGTTCCAACTTGTTATGATTCTATATCAAACGTGAAAGATAATTACAGAGGAATGGTGGAAAATTATGCACAGAATTATGGAATGGAAATTTCTTATTGGAGTACTGGATACGACATACAGGACAGCAACAAACTATATGGAGAAAATCCAACTGCCAGATACAGAGGCCCAAGAAAAATAAAAGCCATAATAGATTTTCAAAGTTACTCAACATTTTTAACAAAATGGGGCGTTATGAGTGATTTGGATATTATAATTTATATACCTATAAAAGATTTTCAAAAGGTGTGGGGACAAGTATATCCACTAGCAGGAGATTTATTTTTAATAGATGATTCTAGTTGTGACCGTCCTTTAGGACAATCTCCTATAGTTTTTGAAATCACCGAAAAACATGATAGTATAAATCCTGCTGATTTTATGGCAGGTCACTATATCTGGAAAATACAAGCCAAAAGATTTGATAATTCCTATGAACCGGGAGCACCACAAGAGAAATTTCTTGGTGGACCTGTGGATTCTAAAGAATATGGTAAGATTGAGAGTGATATAGACCAAACCGATGTGAATACTTCTGAAAACAATCATGATGTTGATGTTGATGCAAAAGATGATTTTCAAACTCCTAATTCATCAATTTATGGTAAATATTTCTAAAAAATATAAATAAAATTATGAATATATCAAGAAAATTAATTATTGAAAAGCCAAATTATGAATTGGAGTTTCTGAGCGAACAAACAAACAGAGACAATGAGAAAAGAATTTATATAAGAGGCCAATATATAATGATGAACCATGGAAACAAAAACAGAAGAAAATATCTAGAAGAAGATATGGTTCCTGCTGTTGACACTTACATCAAAGAATATGTGGAACAAAACAGAGGTGGGGGTGAACTCAACCACAGCACCAATCCTGATGTTGATTTGGGAAAATTAGCTGATAAGATAATATCTCTTGAAAGAGATAAACATGATACAAACTATTATATAGGTAAATCACTTATTCTTTCAACTCCTAGTGGTAAAATACTAGAAAGTTTGGTGCATGATGGTGTTCGTTTTGGTAAAAGCACAAAATGTTTGGGTCAAATTTCAGAAAGTTCTGATGGTTTTAATGTGGTTAAAAGTCCCATAGTTCTTTTAGTGGACAACGTTTTTGACCCTAGTGTGGCAACAGCCTTTGTTAATGGTATTTTAGAAAATAAAGAATACATCATATCAGATGATGGCAGAATAGCAGAAGCTTATGGTAAATTAGAAAAAAGTTTATCAAAATATCCCGGTAAACACAGAGATGCAATAAATCAATACATCAGAGAATCTTTAGAAAAATTTTTACAATCAATATAATATGAAAAACAATCTTGAACAAATATATGAACAAATGATGAATCCTGTCTTATTAAGAGTTGTTCGTCAACCAGCACCTCTCTCTCCTGTTAAAATAATAAAAGCTACTAGAGAAGAAATGGAAGATGAGGAACATGAAGAAAACGAGGAGGAAATGGAAGAAGATTTAACAGAAAAACAAGAAGTAGAAATTGCTAGAGAAATTTTAACACATGTTTCAGAATTGGACGACATTGCAAAAGAAGCCATGTACAAGAGTTTTAGGAAAAAAATAGAAAGTTGTTCTGATAAAATTAGAAAATTAGCAAATGAATTGATAGAAGGACACGGATACGATGTATAAAATAAAAAAGGGAGCTTTTGCTCCCTTTTTTATTAATTATTTTCTAATATAGTTTTTAGTGAATCTAGACTCATAAGACCCACATTTCTCCATATCTCAACATTATCTTTGAGTAGAATCAAGGTTGGAACAGCTCTTATTCCAGCATTTACAACTTCTTCCATGGGAATAGAATAAGTGTCTTTTTCAACAAATTCTACTTTTTCTGAAAAAATATTTTTTAGTTCTTCTAAGATTGGTTTGAGTGCTTTGCATGGTCCACAATATTCGTGTCCATATTTTACTAATTTAAGTGTTTTCATACCATGATATAGTAACATATTTACGGAAAAATTCAAATATTTTCTAAAATAACTGTAAATATATTACATATGTCAGACAAAATTAGATCACACATAGCTAATATGATTTATCACTTAAACACTGAAAACAGAGCACAAGCGGATAATCATCTCAAACAAATAATAGATTATAAAGTAAAAAATTTATATTCTGCTGAATTTCAAAAAGTAAAACAGTCATTTTCGAAAGAAAATATGTAAAAATATATAAATAATTTTATGTTAACAGAAATTAAATCAATTTTCGAATCTGTAGATAAGGATATTCTTTCCGAAGATACATTACAATCAATTTCTAATCTAGTAGAAGAAAAAGTCAACAGTAAAGTTGAAGAACGTGTTTCTCTAGAATTAGAAAATGCAATCAAAACTCAATATGAAAAATTCAAAGTAGTCTCAGAAAAAGCTATTGCTGCTATTGATGCTGATCACACTGCAAAAATCAAAAATGTAGTTGAAGCAATTGTAAAAAATAATGACCAAAAACTTTTAACAGTTCATGAAGGTTACAAGAAAATAATCAAAGACACTGCTGTTAGAGATCGTGATAGCATCATAGAGAGCGTTAGTGAATTTTTGGATATGTACATTGAGAAAAATCTTCCAATGGAAGAAATCCAAAAAGCTGCAAAAAATCAATATGCTGTTAAAGCTGTTGAAGAAGCAAGAAAAATTCTTGGCGTTGATGACAAATACATCAAAACCAACATCAAAGAAGCTCTTGTTGATGGCAAACGTCAAATGGATGTGCTTGTAAAAGAAAATGCAGAATTGAAAAAAGCTAAATTAATAGCAGAAAGCAAAAAAGCTTTAGCAGAAAAAACAGCAAATTTACCAGTAGAAGCTGCTAAATTTGTAAAAAGCAGACTAGAAGGAAAATCTGCTGAATTCATAAAAGAAAATTTCCAGTATGTAATAGACATGTTCTCTCGTCAAGAAAAGAAAGAAAGAAACAAGGCATTACTTAATGAGAATAAACAATTTAACGTTGATCGGAACAGGGTAGCCGATGAAATCTTAAAAACAGAAACGAAAACCACTAATAATGTAAACCAAAACAACCCTATGGAAGACATCTATTTAAGTGGTCTAAATTTCAGAAAATAAACAAAAACTTATAAATATATAAACATATGCAATCATTAGCTTCAAACTATGTAGATTCGGCTCCCTCTCTTATTTCCAAAGAAAGAGGAAAAGCATTAATTAATAAATGGAGTAAAATCCTAGATTTTACTGATAATCAAACCAAACAAATCGAAGGCTATCAAAAACGTCTTGCAACAGCCCTCATGTGCGAAAACCAAGAAACTTGGCTTCGTCAAAATGGCCACATGCCTCGTCAGCTTGTTCAAGAAACAGGCATGATCGCTGGTGGTACTTTTGGTTCTGGCAACGCTGCTGGTACTTCCGTATTCGGTGGTGGCACAGAACAAGGTAGTGCTCCCTCAGTGGATGGTCAATATGGTAATGCTGGCCCCGGTACTGGTGGCAATAGCGACTGGTACGCTCCCGGTGATGCTCGTCTTCCAAAGACCTTAATCCCAATGATTCGTCGTACCTTCCCTGAGCTTATCACTCATGAGATCGTTGGCGTTCAACCAATGAGCGGTCCTGTTGGTCTTGCATTTGCTCTTCGTTATTTCTATGACCAAGACTCTCTTGCATGTTCTCCTTACAGCGATAAAGGTTCTTGTGGTGCATCAAAAACTTTCCCACAAGGTCCGGGAGTATGGTCTGGTTCTAACACTGATGAAGCAGGTTATCAAAGACTTTACACTGCTCACACTGGTATCACTGCTGCTGGTCTTAGCGGTCTTGGTTTAACAACCTCAACCACTGGTTCTGGTTCTTGCTTTGACTTTGCTCCAGCAGATATGGGTGTTGCTCAACTTCTTGCTCACTTTGAAGCAAGCAGCAACATTCCTACCATGAGCCTCAAGATTGAGAAACAAGCTGTTGAAGCTGGTACTCGTCGTCTTGGAACTTCTTGGAGCATGGAACTTGAGCAAGACCTCATGAACATGAACGGTATTGATATTGATGCTGAAATGACAAACGCGATGAGCTATGAAATTCAAGCAGAAATTGACCGTGAGATGGTTATTCGTATGATCCAAGTTGCTCTTAATGCTGGCTTTGGCACTGGTTATTCAGTGTGGAAACCACAACTTGCTGATGGCCGCTGGTTCGCAGAACGTGGTGTTGACTTTTATGCAAAAATCGTTGTAGAAGCAAACCGTATTGCAATCCGCAACCGTCGTGGTCCTGCTAACTTTATCATTGCAACTCCAAAAGTTTGCACAATTCTTCAACTTCTTCCAGAGTTCAGAGTATTTGAAATTGCAAGCGCAATTCAAGCTCACCCAAATGGTGTTGCTCGCGTAGGTACTCTTGCTGGACAGTTTAATATCTATCGTGATACAAGAACAGAAGCACAATATCTTGCTGGTGTGAGAGCACAGCCTGTAGAATATGCTCTTCTTGGTTATAAAGGTAGTGAGTTCTGGGATACTGGTATAGTGTATTGCCCATACATTCCTGTTCTTGTTCAAAGAACCATCAGCCCACACACCTTTACTCCAAACGTTGGTATGATGACCAGATATGGTGTGATTGATCACTTGTTCGGAAGCCAAAACTTCTACCACTTGATCATTGCCCGTGATCTTAACACTGGAGACTTGGTAACATGTGGTAGCGCATACTCTGCACAAACCCCTGCACAACCAAATCCTCTTAACTTCACATACCTTAGCTAATAGCTAATAGAGTTAGAGATAAAAATCTGGAAACCCTCTAGGAAACTAGGGGGTTTCTTTTTGGTTGCAAAGAACATTGTTTTGGTGTAAGTATTGTAATGGCGAACAAAAAAATGACTTTTGAAAAATTTTTGGAAAAATGTAGTATTATTCACCAAGATAAATACCATTATTCCAAAACATTGTTCACTTGCACTAGAGATAAAATAATTATAAAGTGCCCAACACATGGAGAATTTGAACAAAGAGCTAGTGCTCATTTAGATGGTCAAGGTTGTAAAAAATGTAGAAATGAAAATGTAAGAGACAGATTTTCTCATTCACTTCAAGATTTCTTAGACTCTTTAGAAGAATATAAAAAAGATAATTTAGATTTCGGCTCATTTGTTTATTCAACTGATAAAACTAAAGGATATATCAGATGTAAAAAACATGATTTTGTTTTTGAAACAACTCCATCCAACGTTAAAAAAAGTAAACACTGCTGTCCTTTATGTGCTAGAGATTCTCATAAAGAATTGATAAAAAATACAAAAACAGATTTCATAAATTTATCAATAGCAAAACACGGTGATGTTTTTGATTACTCTTTATTACCAGAAACTTTTGGTAGTCATGATTATGTAGAGATAAAATGTAAAAAATGCTGTAATTCTTTTTGGAGAATAGCTTACTCTCACTGTAATATTGGTCACTCTTGTCCTAAATGCGGGTGTTCTAAAATACACAAACAATTACAAGAATTTTTAACAAAGGAAGGAGTACAATTTGAGTCTAATGATAGAAAAATATTAAATGGATATGAATTAGACTTGTATATTCCTGATAAAATGATTGCAATAGAATGTAATGGAAACTACTGGCACTCAGAGGAAGTTTTAAAAGATGATTCGTATCATCTTAAAAAAACAAATGGTTGTTTGGAAAAAAACATTCAGTTGTTGCATTTTTTCGAAGATGAAATTTTATATAAAAAAGATATTGTTTTATCTATAATAAAACAAAAGCTGAAAATAAACAACAATAAAATTTATGCTAGAAAATGCACTATAAAAGAAATAGAATGTAGTGAAAAAAACGATTTTTTGCAAGAAAATCATATACAAGGAAAAGATCAATCAAAGATAAAATTGGGATTATTCTATGAAAATGATTTACAGAGTGTTATGACTTTTGGACATCCTAGATACAACGACAAAGTACAGTGGGAATTGATAAGATTTTGTAATAAAAGAAATGTAAATGTTGTTGGAGCAGCTAGTAAACTATTAAAATATTTTATTAAGAAATATAATCCAGAGAGTATAATATCTTATGCTGATAGAAGAATAAGCGATGGAAATCTATACGAAAAAATAGGTTTCTCTTTTTCACATTGCTCTGATCCTAGATATTTTTATTTTCCTAAAAAGAATCCATTAGATAGATTACATAGAAGCAATTTTACAAAATCAAAAATAAAAATTAAATTTCCAAATGTTGATCTTTCTAAAACAGAAAAAGATATTATGAAAGAATTAGAATATGGTAGAATATGGGATTGTGGAACAAAGGTTTATATATGGAATAAAAGAAACCCTCTAGGAAACTAGGGGGTTTCTTTTTTTTAATTTTACTTTTACTTTAAATTGTTTCTGTTTCAGCTTGTATTACTTTGATTTGTTCTTTTTCTTGTATTTTTAAAAGCATTTCAAACATTTCCTCTCTGCTACCATTCATGATAACATTTGTTTGATTAAGAGTGCTGCCGCTTGGCAAAGATATTGCACCTTTATTAATGGTATGTTCTGCTAATTTGTCTTTTATAGCAATTTCTTTTTCTTTGGTTTGTTTGATTATGTCGTTCTTTTCTTTTTCAATTAATAATTTAACTTTATTCTTGAATGCTTCACTCTGAGATTTGCCTATGTTGCTGTATGCCTCCAAGAATTCTGGTTCTCCAGTAGTTTCTACTAGTCTTTTTGCTTCTTCTAAAATACTAGCATTTGATTTTATTAGATCATTTAATCCTCTAATAGTTTGTTCTAATTCATTTGCTGCACCATCATGTTCGTACATATCATCATTTTGTTCTTTTTGAATATTGCTCACACTAAGTGCTCCTAATATATCATCCAAATCTGTTTGTTCTTGTTTCATAACAAATATTTATAAATAGTGTTATGGCAATTCAAAGATTAGCTTTAATGTGCTGTGTTTTCTTGTCCTGTTGCATATCTCAGAAAAAAGAACACATCACCGATTTCCCAATCAGACCAGAATTAATGGTTTACCCTGCTCAGCCAGTAATACAAAAAATAGACCAGAACTTTTTGGTAACACCAGAACTCATATACAACACAACCATGTTAAAAGATTATTATAAAAGAATAGATTTATGGAAAGAAAACCACAACATAAGATGAACAAAACATTTAAACAATTTTATACTGAAAATTCATTAGTTCCGGTAAAAGCAGTTGTTGCCAAAAAACAACAAACCGGAATAGATGAAAAATTCATGAAATTATTTGACAATTTAATAAATCTTTATAAAGGATTAAAAGTTTTAAAAAAATCAGATGAAACTGCTGATTATATTTTGTTTACTCTTAAACCAGTTTTCAAATTATTAAATAACGGAGTCAGAAACAATAATTTTTCCAACATTGATTTTTCTCAATTCAATGATCAACAGTTGAGATTAAAAATAAAAGGACTAACAGCATCAATAAATTTGGGACTGAACTCAATGGCCGAATTTTACTCTCTGACAGACAACGATAGAATGTCTGATATTATGGAAAAAGCAATTAATAAATTTTCAACAACAGTGAGTTTGGTTGATAATTTATAATGATTTCCAACCATATGAAATATTTCCACAATCATATATTATTCTATAGCCATTATTAAACATATTTTCGTGTTCAGAAATATTTTCGTTATATGTTTGTAATTTTTTTGATAACAGATGTTTTTTAAATTTTAATCTAGAATATAATATATCATATCCTTTTTTAAGGTAAAAATAATTAGGAGTAGTTTCTTTTATTTTGTTAAATCCTATTTTTTGATATAAATTGCCATTAGAGTATCTTCTATTAGCATATGTTATAATAGATGTGGGTTTATAAGTTTCTTTAAAATGTTTTAACAGTTTACTAGCACCTCCAACAATATTGTAAAATTTTTTATTACAAAAACGACTCAATTCCCATTCATATTGTTTATTATATCGGCTTTTACAAAAAGTCATTAAACTTACTAATTCATTTTGATAGAATAAACCTATTCTGATGGAAGATTTGTCTTTTGATTGTAGATGATTAGCGTCTAGGAAAATATCACTTTCTTCTGAATTTATTGTTTTTATAATACATTTTCTAGCATATAGTGTGTTATTTTTACCGCATTTATTACTTATAATAGATTTCCATACATCTTTTTTAACATCATCATTCCATTCAGATGAAAAAATATGAAGTAAATGAATATTGCTATCGGAACATTCTTTGGTTTTAATTAGATGTTTATCTTTATATTCTTTTAAATTTTCTTTTTTATCTGTGGAATGCCAGAAAGTTCCATTATACTCTACACCTAAATTATATTCAGGAATATACACATCTACTTCTTTATTTCCTTTATATTTAAAAGATTGCATAGAGTGAGGAGACAAGGTTTTTACATAATTAAAAACTTCTGTCTCTTCTTTTGAAATTCCTATATCACCAAAACAACCCTGACAATACACGTCTTTCCATCTAGCATTTGTTAATTTTTTGACATACGAATTTCCGCACTTCTGGCACGTCAATTCAAAAGAATCATTTTCTAAATTGTTTATGTTGTTTTTTATTAGAAATCCTTGAGATTTCACCCCATCTACGATATGATTTATATTATTCTTTTTATAACAAAAAGAACCACAAGTTCTACTATAACCATGTATATAAGAGATGTACTTTCTATTTTTAAGTTTACAGCATTCACATTTTTTAATTTCATCTATCTTATTTTTTAATATATAAATTCTTTCAGAAAAATGGAAATTTTGAATTGTGTGTATATCATTTATATTAAATGGTATAATATTTTCTGTTAGTTTCAGTAAGCTATGTAATTCATCTTTGTTGTTTTTTAAATGCAGAGTATTTACGAAATGATGTTTTCTTCCATAATCTGTTTTTTGTAATATATCATTTATGAATAAATTTAATTTATCAACACATAATTCGTTATTATTAATTATGTGTTGTTTAAAATTGTTTATAACTGTGTCATAATTAATTTTTTTTGTGGGAGAACTGCTTTTCCAGACCGTATCTTTTCTAGCACATGCTTTAGAAGAACAATGTTTACTATATCCAGAATTAATAGATAAAAACTTAAGATGTTTACCACAAGAACATTTAGGAGTCTCTTGTAAATTATTTGTTATATGATATATACGTTCAGTTATTTTACAACTATCGTTCAAATATTTAGTTTTATTTTTTATATGTTGTATATAAATGTTATCTTTGAACCACCTTACTTTGGCACTATTTATTGTTCCATTAATTAGTAATTCTTTTTTTATAAAATCTACGAGTATTTCTTGATCTGTCATAAATATAATTATATTATAGTGTAAAAAATAAGGATTTCAACAGAAATCCTTATTTTTGTATAATTAGATTAGTTCGTTAAAGTTAACTCCTGTTCCAGTTATCACTAGGTCAACCAAGATAAATTTCACTGGTCTTGTAGGTTTAATATAAACTGCTACATTCAACACTCCTTGGTCTATACTTGCAGAAGTATTATTTCTTTCATCACAAACCAACATATAATCATAAACACCATTATTGTCTTTCATAAAGTCAAGTATAGGTTTAAGAGTATTTGTTATTCTTGTTCTGGTTGTGATGGTGTTTGGTTCACCAATAAACTGAACAAGATTTGCTTGAATACTTTTAGCAAGCCATAGTGCTCCTCTACGAATTGAGATTTCTTTCAATGCGCTAGAATCTTTGATCAGAGTTGTGCTGTTCCAGTTTAAGTTTCCTTCTGGGAATCTAACAATTGGGTTCAAGCTTATTCTGCTGATAAGATCACGCTCACGTTGATTTGGATTGATTGCTAAATCATTGATATTAGCTAATTGACCATTATTAACTCCAAGAGGACTTGTCCAAGGATATTGTGAAAAGTCATTTCTAGCCAACAATGAAGCTTCGTATGCACTAGGTCCATACCAGTTAAATTTATCACTGTTTGTATCATAAGACTTGATCCAGTTAGCATAGCTTACGCTGTAGCTGGAGTTTATTCCTTGATATAAGTTTCTAAGATAAGAATAAATGTTTCTTCCAAAGGTTGCATATTTTTCTGTTGGTTGATTTGTAAGAGGATCAATAAACAGATTTTTCTGACGTTGCACCACTTTATAATCTTTACCATTTACAAATATTTGTCTTAATGGGTCTTGTATGTGTAAGTGAGGAACTCCTCCTGCTGCTTTTCTAGTGTATCTAGCAAAGCTATCAAAGATGTTAAATATTACTTCCCAAGAATCTTGAAGAGCACTATTCATAACAGTGCCATCATAAGGAGACAAGCTATCAGTGTTTACAAAATAAGTGTCATCATAATTGTAGCAAATACTTGGATCAGTAATGCAACTATCACTTTGAACTGCTGCTCTTGTTGCCCACATAGTGGAAAGACCATTATCAATAGTAATATCTATAGGATATTCTACTGGATTTTCTACACCTCTGAGTGCTCTTTCTAGTTTTGAAGGCATGTTACCAATATCTTTTGCTATGCATGTGTTGTATGCAGCATCAGTGCATTGAGCAGTGTAACTACCAGTACCATACAACTTATCAGCATATCCTTTAAGAGCGATACTAGCATTAAAATTAGAGAATATACTACCAGTTCTTTCACGGAACATTCTTACTGTTTTTTGAGGCAGATTGGTTGTGGTGTTGTTCCAGCAATTGTTTTGAGAGATGTATGGGTTAACATACATTTCAAGATAACCACTACCGTTATTAACAGTCTGTTCAATATAGAATGAACGATCTGGTCCACCAAAATCATCATGAACTTTTCTATCACTGTTCAAACTACCAACAAACTGTTCAAGACGAATCTGATCTAATTTGTTGATGGTTGTTGTGACTCTGCTTGGTTTGATTTTAAAGAAAGATACTATTAGAGAATCTTTGTATTTGTCATTTCCAAATTCAGTGCCAACGTTTTGATGCACCAATTCTGTTATACTGCCTGTTGTACCATCAAATGTTTCTGATACTTTGAAATTTAAACGATCTTGTGGGACGTTAATCCATTCACCAGAAACTCCGGGGCACAGTTCATCGTAATATCCTGCTACTGCTGTTAAATCATCAAAATCTGTGGCAGGGTTAACATTAAGATTATCATTTACAGCAAGGTAATAACCAGTAAAGTCTTCTAGCTGTGCTGATTTTAGTTTGTTAATAACCACCATACCTGCACGCACATCATTATTAGGAATGTCTAATGCTGCATTACCATTTTCATAAACACCACATTTCCAATTGAATTGTTGATTTTTAAGAAGTTGATATTCTCCTACGCTTAGTGTTTTAGAGATTGGTTCTCCCAACACATAAAAGTTTGCATCATTTAATTGTGCATCTCCTGTTACAGGATAGAAATTATATTTTTGATCTTCTGGTATTTGCAAGCCAAGAGAGGTGATGGTATTGCAAGTAAGACCTGTGTCTTTTGGAATAGAGCAGAATGATATTAAGCTGTCCACTGTAGAAGTGGATATTGCTGTATTTGACACAACCACTGTTGCTCCGTTTGCAGGAACACTTGATATGGTTCTCACCAATACAGAATTAGCAACATCAGGGGATGCATTAAAATAATTCAAAGTTCCTGTTGAACCATTTGTGAATGATGCAAAGGTTGTACCTTGTGGAACCAATACACCAGAAACAGTTTGACCAGATAATATACCTGCTGAAAGTGTGTGAACAGGACCAGTAAATCTAGCAATATATCTTGTTCCACTACCAACATTAGTTTGGTCAGGATCAGAAGAAATGCTTAGAGCACTTATAGGGTATCTGTTAATAACAGTGTACGATGTGTTTGTTCCAGAATCTGTGGATGATAATTGGAATACTGCTAATCTATTATAAATGGAAGAATTTCCTTCTGTTATAAATTTTATAGAAGAAACTATGCTATCATATTCAAAAGGATTGTTGTGAATATATAGTGCTGTTGGACTTTCTACAATAGAATCCAAAGGACAATTCAAGTTGCTGGACCCATAACATATTTCTGTGGGAACAAAGTCTTGAGTTAACCAAGGATAGTCATTTTGAATTGTTGAGAGAGGAATTGTTCTAAAGAAATTACAAACATTTTTCTCCACAGCAGAAAGACCAATCACTGGAAATATCAATGCATTATAATTTTCTGTGAAACCATAACCTGCACCACTACCATAAGGCATTCTGGTGAATGTTATAGCTGCATTGCTAGTTGTCAACAATTGTTTCACAGCATTATGAGAATATCTTTCTGCTGGAGTTGTTGGAATACCAAAAATTTCTTCAAATTCTGTTAATGTTGATATTGGTGTAGGTTCATCTGTTGGTCCTTGAGGAGTAAAACCGGGAATAAAAACGTTTGTTCCTATAGCATTAACTGTTGCTTGTGCTATTTCTCTTTCGTTTATTACTACTCCGGGACTTTCTAATAGTGTATTTAATTTAGTAGCCATTATATGATTACTTATATTTTTCAAGAAAAATCTTATTTATTCTCAAAAAATTAAAGCAATGACATTTTTAATTGACTAAACTCAAAAGAAAAACTAGATTCTAGTTCTGATGTTTCTCTGTAGCTTGCATCTATACTACCCAAAATTGTTGGAAAAGCGCCAATATAATCCCATCTGGCTGTTGGTTTTTCATATTCATCCAATGCATAAATACTAAAAATACTGGAATAATCGCAGAGATGAGCATTAGAGTCTGGATTTAAGCCTTTATAATCAAATTGAGAATAATTCTCATCGTTTTGAATATCAAGCCATTTATAAAGAATAAAATAATTATCAAATCTATTATCTATTGTGAATTTTACATTAACAGGAGCAAATGATGGTCTTGATAATCCTGAAAATTTAAGAGTTTGGCCAGAATAAGCCTGTTCTATTTTATTCACCTGTATTTCTGGAACAACAAATCCCCAAATACTCATTTGAAGTCTTTCCAAATTACCACCATTACAAAAACGATTTTCTTTTTTTAGTATGGGTTTTAAAATATTAGGAATGTTCATAACCAAAGAAAATTTATCCTTTCTAGTTATATTCAGTTGACTCTGTTGAGAAGTAAAATAACCATTCACATCAGTAACTGGAACTGGACAGGTCAGATTGGGAATTTCTGGTTTTTCGTTTGCCATTATATTATTTATACAAACTCCCAAGAGGAATTTTCTAATAAATCTTGATATTTATCAGGTAAAGATGTGGTATAAACATTGTTAGGATTAAAAAATACATTAAATTCCTTGCCACCCCCCACATCTCTGATTGGTTTATTTTCATTTCCTAAATAATTATTAACAATATTAGAAAGGTGTTGGTTTGGGTCTAATATAGCACTTGGTTTTCCAGCATCATCATATTCTGTAATATCTAAATATTTTTCACAAATATCTTTTTCTAATAAAACTAAAGCCCAAACCAAAGCCATAACACGGTCATCATGATGTCCTTTTTTTGCTGCCCATGTTTTATTTTGTTTTCTTATAAATGTTTCAAATTCTCTTATTGTGTTTACATCAAATATTTTAACACTCTGTTTTTTTTCCACAAAATATTTTAAATTTTGAATTCCGGTATATTTTGAATTTTGATGACAAAAGATTCCCGGATTTTGATAAACTCCTCTTTTATCATTTTTCATATTAAATGAAACTATATTGTCATAATTATGAACATTAATAAGAGCATCCAAAACTTGACCTCCTTCTTTATTTCTTTCTATACAAAGAAACGGCCTGCCCCAACTTCTTGCTATTTGGTTTAATTTTTCTGCAAACACCCAAGGCTGCATTTTATTACTAGCAAAAACTGCACATTGCTCTATTTCATTAGGGTCTGTTATATCCATTATTTGTGCTATGGTATAGTCTTGTCCAACACCTTCTGCCACATCAACCCCTATGCTTATTATTCTGTCTTTTTGTTTTTCTTTCCAAACAAAATATTCTCCACCATCAAAAGAATAAACTGCTGGATGTGCCTCTGATTTCATTCTTTCTATAACAGCAGCATTAAGAGCAGCAGTTCCATTTTCCAAGAATTCGATTTCGAATTCTTGCTTCCATGTGTCCATGTCATAGTTGATGCTGGCCAACTGTTCTTTAACCCAATCTTGATCTCTTCCCGGAACTTCTGAATAGTGTATTTTTACAGCGGTCCATTTATTTTTAGGAGCATTTTTAAATATTTCATAAAATTTACCTTCTGCTCCTTTTGGAGTGGAAATGAGAACTATTTTAGCAGATTTAGAAGATGAAATGGTGGGCATCACGGATTTAAAGAAAGGATCAGCAATCTGTGAAGCAATGTGAGCAAACTCATCAACAAAAAGAAGATTTACAGATTTACCACGAATACCACTTTCTGATGTGGTGGACACGAATATTTTACTACCATTTTTAAGTTTTAAAACTTCTTTGGTAAATTCTACAACTCCTGCCTTTAACCAATTTGGCAATTCTTCATATGCTAATTTTATACGTTCTAATATTTCTTTAGCTTGATCTTCTTTGTTAGCTAATATAGCTACTTGATAATCTTTATTAAAAATAACATTCCATAAGCAAACTATGGTCATGAGAGTACTTTTTCCTATCTGACGACTAGCACATATTATGGTTCTTTTATTATCTAAAATTTTTAATATAGCATTTTTTTGAGCTTCGAATAATTTTATTTTCTGTCTTCCTTTATCAAGATTAACTATATAGAAATAATTTTCTGCAAAATAAGAAATATCTTGCATGCATTTTTTCATCTCTAATGCTTGTTCTGGAGTATATTGAATGGTTATATCAACCGGAAGACTCTCGTTATTATTTAAATATTTGTCTGTTTTTTTCACTGTTCTGGATATTTTTACTTATTTTGACAAAAAATATAAAAATGAAGTAAATAACATATATGGAAAACGATTTAGTATCACTATATGAAAGCAACTATCTTCGCGGAAGATTAGTTCAAGAAAACACAAAACCTGATTATCTTGATTTGGATAAAGATGGTAATAAGACAGAATCTATGAAAAAAGCTGCAAAAGATGCAGAACACGACTCTGATGAAGATGAAGATGAAGAAACTCATGACGAAGCTGTGAAACGTAAATTTAAAAAATCAAATAAAAAATCTATGAAAACCAAAAGCAAAAAACCAGTTAATGCTGGCGAAATATATGGAGACTCCTTCCAACGCTCTGAAAATATTTTTGATCAAATTTTAAGAGAAATGGATGAGATGGGCGGAAATTACGATTCTTCTTCTATGGAAGAATCTGATGATGTGTTCGGTGCATCAGATACATCTGATGAAAGTGAACAAACATTCACTCTAAGCGAACTTAGAAGCATGACTCTTAGCCAGTTAGCTGCTCTCTTGGAAGGTGAAGATGAAGGTGAAGAAGAAGATTACTCTTTCGAAGATGAAAATTATGATGAAGGAGATGTTCCTAGCGAATCATATGGTTTCACTGGCGGAGAAGGCAATTACAAAGGAGATCAAGGCAACTATGATGGTAAAGCTAAAAAACAAGCTCCTACCAGCCATGTAAAAGCTAATGGTGATGCTGATTTTGGCAAAGCTGATACTGGTTTTGATCCAGAAGACACAGAAGGTTCAGAAGGTTCTTTCTTGGGAGACCAAGATGAATATGATGGTAAGGCAAAGAAACAGGCACCCTCTAGCCATGTAAAAGCTAATGGTGATGCAGATTTCGGAAAAGCCAAAACAGGTTACAAAACCAACAGCGGTAAAAAAGATAAAAATTATTTCTAATAAAATAGATAAAAATTTCAAAAAACCCAAGTGAAAACTTGGGTTTTTTGTTGTTTATAAATATCATTCCTATATATAAATACTAGTATGTATTATTATTTGCCTAACAATTTAGTTAACAGAACCATGTATGTTGGTGATTCTTTAAATTTATTGAATGCTTGTTTTACTGGTTTGGATACTGGTTTGTACAATCTCTCTGTTTTTACTTTAAATAGAACAAACTTTTTAAGCACCACAATGATTTCTGTAAGTTCTAGATTACAGACACAGATAAACAATCTTCAAGTTTCTAGTATTAGTATTCCTAATAATATAGTTCCTTTTTTTGGTTTTACTTTTAGAAATACATCATACACTAATTTTGATATAGCATTAAGCGCAAAAGGAAGTGGTAGTATATTAGCACAAGTTCCAGACAACACTCCTGTTGGTGGAAACAAAAGAGGTAGAAATTCTGTTGATTGGCAAAAAAGCAGAAGTGACGCATCTCAAGTTGTTAGTGGAAACTTTTCAGTATTAGGCGGAGGAGACAGCAATACAGTGAATGGTAACTATTCCTTTATAGGTGGTGGTCAACAGAATATAGTGCTTGGCGATTATTCTGGAATAACAGGAGGAAGAGGAAATAGTGCTTTGAGTGCTTATTCCACTATAGCAGGAGGACAGAATAATGCTGCTGCACAATTTTCTTTTGTTGGAGGTGGTTTAAACAATAGTGCATTAGCTAGTGCAAGTGTTATACCGGGAGGAAACGGTGCTGTAACATATCATGTAGGTCAATTCTCTCATGCTAATGGATTTTTCGCTAGTGCTGGTGATGCACAGTTCAGTCGTTTCATATTAAGAGGAACCACAAACAGTTCTAATAGAAGCACATTATTAAAACCATCAGGCAACACAAATTTTACCATGCCTAATAATAGAGTATGGGATATGAATATAAAAGTAACAGCGGTAGATATAAATGGCACAACCAACAGCTATAATGCAAATTTTGTAACTAGAAATCTTTCTAATACATTAAGTAGTATTTCTGGTCAAGGAGTTAGAACAGACGCAAACACTAATCTAAATTTAACAGTAAGTTCAAACAATGTTGTGTGTTTTAGTGCATTAAGTCTTGATAGTGCTACATGGTATTGGACAGCCGTGGTGGACACTGTTGATGTGGCAATACCTTTATAATATGGGATATTTTAGTTCAACAATAGATTTAGATACTTGTATAGGAAATTCTCTGAATACATTCAATCAGAATTTCACAAGTTTAGATTTAAATACAAAGGAATTATCAACTATATCTCAAACAAGAACAGATTTTTTAAGTTCTAGAATGGAATCTGTTAGTGCAGATATTTCTAGCACTCTAACATTTTATAATTTTGTTAGTAGTTTCCCAAACGATTCTGTTGCGGTTATGGTTTTTTCTGGCAACAACAATTCTTTTGACAATGCTGATACTGGTATAATAGCTGGTGGTACTGGTGCAACATTAGCACAAGCTCCCGGTCCTTTTATTGCAACAGGAAATAAAAGAGGACAATTTGTAACAGATTTTCAGGAAACAAGATCAGAATTAGCACATGTAGCATCTTCTGATTATTCTGTTTTGTTGAATGGTAGTTCGAATACAATCTCTGGTTCAAATGGAAGATACGGATTTATAGGATGTGGGAATTTAAACTTAATAGCAGCAAATTATTCCACTATTTTATGTGGAACATCAAATAAACTTATTAATTTTTATGGTTTTGCATGTGGTGTTAATAATACAAATGCTTATGGAACTCATAGCTTTATATGTGGATCAAATAACACAAATTCGTATGCTACAGCAGGTCCAAATCCTCTTACAACTAATTCAACAGGATCAGGAGCCTATATGTTTGGCTCTAATGGAGTGAGTTATTACGAAAATCAGGGAATATATTCTAACGGAATGAATAATTTTAGAAGTGGAGATAGTCAGCAAACTGTTTTACTTTTTAGAGACATCACAACTAGTGCAACCAAAATAAAACATATGGGACCAGTTTCTGTGAATAATTACAATGTCACATTGCCTAATTTTCTACCAATAAACACTAATGTTGTATGGAATATGAAATTAAATGTTGTGGGAGTAACATCAGCAGGAGATGTATCATTTTTTAATGTATCATCTTTTATAATAAGAAGAACTAGTTCTTCTTTGAATATATTATCTGGTGGGGGTGTATATAATGGTCTTAATGCTACAAAACTAACACTATCTGCTATACAAAACTATCTTGTCGTTATTGATGTAGAGCAAACTGATAATAAAACTTGGTATTGGACTGCTTTGGTGGAAACTTTACAAACAAGATACAACTCTTGATATTATAACAGTTTATCTTTTGATTTTTGAAAAGATTCTATACAAATTTTGTAACAAACATCAATAAGTTCATCTATTTTTTTGTTAGTCGCTTTTATATCTTTGTTATTTTTGTTTGATAATTTGTATTTATATAAAAGAGAAACAACCCCATCTTCTCTGTTGGATAACACAATGTATGTATCATCTATTTCATATTCTTCTATAAATTTTTTAAAATAGTCTTTTTTATATTTTTCCGTTTTTTCTGTAACTAAATCTACAAAAACAACATCATCATTTTTTAAAAAACAAAACCCGTTTATAATTTTATTTTTTTCCATTTCTACTACTTAAAATTTTTGTAACATCCAAATATTTTTTCATGCATTTTGGGCATGCTATAAAATGTCTTTTATTTGAATCATATCCTACATGAAATTTACCATAACACTTATTGCAAGAATTGGATGGTTTTGATTTTAATGGTATTTGAAAAGAATCTAAAACTTTTTCTTCTTTTTCATTTACGCTGTATGTGTATCCGCCAAATATTGAAAAATAATAACTCATGTTATTCGAACCTTATTTCTAAAATGTTATGAAAAAACTTGTTTGTGTTTTTTATGTCTGAATTTTTTATCCATTTTTCCAAATCTTGTTTATAATCTATATTATTAAAAAGAGAACTTAATCTGTAGTCTAAAAAGATGATATTGTCTGTTTCATATTCTTCTAAATTGAACGGATATGGAATTTTTACAGTATCTAATTTTTTTGATTTTTCTATTACTATATCATAATAATAATTATTTCCTATAACCTGATTTCTAATCAAAAGAAACTTACCTTTTTTTAATACTTCATCTTTTATACACAGAGATATAGTTTTTTGAAAATATTTTTCAAAAACTTTCTCTATTTTTTCAGAACATGTCAAATTCATAAAAATATTTAATGTGATTATTCTGTTATTCAAGATTTATTTCTGCCTAAATATTTGGTAATTAAATTTTTAACTTTGTTATAAACTTTGTTTATTCTTGCTGAAATGGGTTTCTTGATTACTCTTTTTTCTGGCAAATTCATCATCTGTTTTGCCGCTAACTGTTTTCTTGCATAGTATTCTCCCTCATATCCCATAAAATCTTCTTTTTCATCCTCTGTCATATTTAGTATAAACTCTTTAAACCATTCGTAAAAAGATTGTTCTTGTTCAGGATCATTTAAATCAAATAACTTTCTTATAGATACTTGCTCTGCTCCAAAAACTCTGTATTCTTGTCTAAAAAAATCCCATATAACGCAAAGATTTTTGGCTTTGTAGTTGTAACCCATTCCAACTCCTTTAGGAGGTTGAAAGTGAAGAACCGCAAAGCCAAAATCAGGGCTGTTTAAAAGTTTGTAATTCGTTGTTCCTAATACTGCTCTTACATCATTATATCCTAATTTCTGGTGTCTTCTAACAAATGTTAGTTCCACTACATTATTAGCAAGAATGTTTTGTAAAGATGCATTATTCACCTAAATATTTATTAATTTGGACACAACATAGTTTGTTCTATGTGTTTTCTTATTTCTTTTTCATCTTTGCTAGGAGGTTCTACAACCATCATTACTTGTTCTTCCCTTAATAGCCATGTTTTATATCCATCAACCTTGACCTCATAAGGACTACCAACACCTTGAGGAAAACGTATGTATTCGCCCACTCCAGCTTGTTTTACATCACAACCATTCATCAATACTTTGCCTATTCTATATAAACCCTTAGCTTGATTTACAGGTATAGTAATTAGTCCTTTTTGTATAGTATCGACATCTGGTTCATCAATCAGTTGAACCCAAAGAGTTGTTCCATATAATTTTTTGATGGTCCATTTACTAAAATCTAAATTGTAATCTACTATCTTTTCTGATTGATATAATTTTTTGACTGCTGCTTTGATGTTTTCGTCTTGTAGTTTTGTGCGTTCTTCTTCCATAAGTCTATTTAAAAGTTATTTTTTGAGTTTCAATATCTTTTCTTTGTCTTCTTTTATATTTTTCTCTAATTCTGGAAATATTTCCAACAACTCTTTTAGTTGTTTAACAGGAATTTCCAAACAAGAAGATATTGAATTTAATTCTAGTTTAATTTCTTTTTCTTCATGTTTAATTGCAAAATATTTGTAACGACAGTTTTTTTTTGGAATTAAACATTTTAAGAAATCGTATATTTCTTGACAGTCATTCCAAGAATGTAATTTATTATTTAATATATCGTTTACTAAATTACAGTAGGTTGGATGCACTCCAGAAACGTATTTCTGAACCAAAAAAGAAACAAAATTATCACAAGGAGATAATTCCGAAAATTCTTTTTCACATAATATGTCTTTTGCTAAATCTGATGAATTTCTCATATTCTCATAATTTTGTTACCGTATTTTTCTTTAAATTCTTGTGCATGTTTTTGCCATGTTTTATCATTAGCAAATTCACCCAATCCATGATGTATTACAAAAATTGGCCATACTCCTATTTTTAAACCAAGATCAAAAGCTTTACAGCACATGCACATATCATAATGGTGAAAAGTGAATTGTCTATCAAAAATTTCTTGTTTGTCTGTTAGACTACTCATTTTAAAACTCATGAATAGACCATCAATAACAACAACAGGAGATGGGGTTGGTCCAAAATATACTGAATTTATATGATTCTGTTCTACTCCATTAAAACCTTTTGGAATATAATGATTTACTATACCTCTGCTGTGCTCTGGTTTTTCTCTGCACAAATGCCAAACCATGGGATTATTTGTGTTATAATTTTGAGATGTTGATCCAGCAAGACCCACAACATCATAAAATTCATGCGCTTTTATTAATTTATCAAAAAAGAAATGGTCGTGTATTTCTAGATCATCATGCATAAAAATAGCATAATCACAGTCATTTTTATTTAATTCATCTTGATATAATTCTGATAATCCTTGTGAATTTTCGGTAAATGGTCTTAAAATTATATTAACATCATCATTTTTTACATTTATTTTAGAATGTATCAAAGATTGTAAACATTTATAACATTGAGAAGAAGAAAATTGCTCTTTGGTTTGTTTGGTAGGTACAGTTATTTTTATATTTAAAGTCATAAAATACTATACTACCATTACAAAAAAAGTCAATCTTCAATAAATATTAAATATGAACTACAAGCAATTTTTTAATAAATTACTACAAGAAGCTGTTAATCCTACACATGAGATACCAGATGATGCTATTAATGGTATTTTGGATGATGACACAAATCCAGACGAATTCAGAAACGACATTAGCGTTAACGGAGCACCAAAAAGTAGCGTAGATGATGCTAAGAATTTATGGGAGAATGAAACCTCTATTTCTGGTTCAACTCCAGAAGAAAAGAAAGTTTCCATCAAAAAAACTGAAAACTTTTTAACAAAATTAAACACTTACAAGAGCAATCTTAAAAATTTAAGCCCAGAAAAAAAATATACTGATATTGCTATTCTTGCAGATTTAGTGTCTTCTGATCCTGACATGAGTGAAAAATATACTAAACTTAATGCTAAAATAGAAAAACTTAAAAAAGCGGAAGAATTGAGAAAACAAGCAGAACAAATGGAACAAGAGGCATCTAGTTCTGAATCTGATGTAAATGATTCTGGTTTTGATTCACAAGCAGAACCACTGCCTAGTCCCCAAGCTTAACTAGACCCTTTTGACCACTATAACAACTCTTTAATATTAGAGCAGGATCAACAAAATCCTGCTCTTTTTTTATGCAGTATTCATTCAAATCTTTGAATTCTGAGAATTCGTTATCATATAAAAAAACAGTCTCATTTTTTTGTAATTTTTCTTTTATGATTTCTATAACTTGTTTTTTCTCAAAACGAAAGTTATCTAGTATCCATATTTTATTATGAAAAGGAAATTCACTGGTTAATATATATTCTTGTTCTGTTGTTAGTTTGGTTCCAGAAATTGATACACCGTTTTTTAAAAACATACTGTCTATTTGGCCTTCAAAAAGAAAAATATAAGGATAGTTTTCATCAATTTTACAAGAATTAAACAACGGTTTTTTGCTACCAAATTTTAATAAATATTTTCCTTTAGTGTCATTATCCAATAAAGCTCTTGAAGTATAACAAGTGATTTTGGAGTTATTATCATAGTAGGGTATTATCAATCTGTTACCATGAAATTTATCATTCAAACAACAATATAGAGTTTTTGGAGAATTTATTGCTGAAAAAAGTCTTCTTTGTTCACAGTATTTTTTAGCTTTTTGAATAATATCATATTTTGAAAAATATTTTAACTGCAATTCATCTTTAAGATTCACACATTCTCCCGGAAGGCTAGGAAGTTCAAAACTAGTTTCTTCTTGTTTATCAAGAACCAACTGATATTTAAAATCATGAACATAACCTTTTAATTCTTTGATTATCTCTTTGAAAGTTAAACCTGTTGCTTCTTTTACCCAAAAATATGGTGTCCAACTACGAAAACAATTATGGCAGTAGAGATAATCGTCTTTTTTAAAATAAAAAAGTCTGGTTTTTTTGCCCCAACTACTACCTTCACTACAAATTGGACAACAACCATTCAGATAGTTGGTTGTTTCTCTAACGTTGTAGGAAAAAGAATAAAACTTATCTATAACATAACTTTGGGGTAGTTCCATAAATGACTGTATCACAAACTTTGCTGTTTTCAATAAGTAAATTTATAAAATATGACAAAAAATTTTGATTTTTTCTATGAACAATTAATAAAAGAGGTTTTTACATCCAAAAATAAAAGGAGAGAAAATCGTTATGGGTTGAATGAACCTAATACTAGTTCAAAGATCAGAGCCGTCAGATTGTTTCCTAGAAAAACAGACTCACAAGATACTAAAATAGGTAATTCTCAACAATATGTTGGAAACTACTGGAAAAAAGATGGAATAAGAACCAACAAATCTGAGAAAACAGCAACAGAAAGAGCGATAGCTAATGGAACTGGTGGTCATTTGAGAATAAAAGGTGTTAATCCTAAAAAACCGGGAGCCAAAGTAAACTCCAAACAAGGAGATATGGAAGTCAAATATTCTCTTGGTAATGGAATGTATAAAGTGGGTAAAACTGGTAAAACACAGTTTAAAAATGTAGAAAAGATATTCAGCAAACAAGATTAAGTAATTATATGCTTGATATACCCACCAACTGTGGTCCTTTAGATTTACAATTTGCTAACGAAGCTCTGGAGAGAGTTAATCGCTTTAGGCAAAGTCATATAGATGCTACAAGTCCACCAGATTTAACTCATGGAAGAATAAAATATTTTCATAATATAATATGTAGTTGGGCATTTAGTGTTCCTTTAAAATTTGATTGGGTGGTTGTTATAAATGCCAAAAATAAAAATTATATATTAAATGAAATAAACAACATAGGAGATAGATATGAAACAAAAGGTTGGAATGTGGGAAATTCTGCTAGCCAAACTACTATTCACAGTGTTCAAGATGTTATAGGCTGCATCTTTGCACAAGGAGTGCAAATACCGGGAGAAAAAACAAAAATAGAAAGAGCAGGAATATCAGAAGGTTCGAATAGAGGATTTATAAATGCTCCTATTGTTAGTGGAAGAACAGATTTTGAACCTTTGCAAATAGGATTTTTAGAAACTAATAAATCTTTTATTGATGGATTTCTCAGACCTTGGAATATTTTAGTTTCTCATAAAGGTCTTATAGCCACATCAAACAGCCAAAGCATAAAGGCTGATATTGTGTTGCATCAATTAGCAAGAAATGGCAGTGATGTCACATCAAAAATTAGAAAAACTTTTGTATTTGAAGATTGTGCTCCTATAAGCATAGCCAATGAAACTTTAGATTATAATAGCGGCAGCGATTTTCCAAAATTACAAGTGGAATTTTCTTATTCCAAATATTATATTAGTGATGGTTATTCTAATAATACCAACGATTATTATCCACAATCCAATTCTACAACTAATAAAATACCTAATAATCTTTTAACAATAAGAACTACTCCAGAAATATTTGCTAACACCGCTGTTTAAAGATAATTAGTTTAATGGCATTTTATAAAATTTGGGTTCCTTCAAAACAGAAATATGTTAGATTTAAAGAAATTGATTCGGAACAATATAGAGATATATTAAAAAGTGTTGATGATGACTCTGATTTTGAATATAACGTAAACTATATTGTACAAAACAATTGCTGTTCAAAAGATTTTTTATTAAAAGAACACACTATAATAGACCGTTTTGTTATTTTATTACAACTAAAAATACATTCTTGTGGTTCAAAACTAAATTTAACCAGAATTTGTGATAAATGCGACACAAAAACAGACTTTTCTATTGATTTAAACCAATTGATTGATGAGTTGGCTAAAGGTGTAGATCGTTCTTTTGAGAAAATTTTTAAAATAAACGATTTATCAGTGCTGTGTGATGTTCCTTCTGTTGGAAATCAAGAATCACAACAATTTGATAAGACTGATTTGGGTAAAAGAATTGATTTTTATCTGTATTCTTTTATAAAATCATTGTATATAGGAGATAAAACTATAAATTTAGCCGATTTTGATTTTGAACAAAGAAATGAGATATGTTCTAACCTTCCTTTTTCATGTATAAACACTATAAAAACAATTTATGTGGACGAAATTCATAGAATATTCTCTGATTGTATGATAAAAGAAACAGTTTGTTCTAATAATAAATGTGAGGACATACTTTCTATAAAATTTGATTTTTCTAGTGTGACTGATGTTATGAAATTATTGTTTAGAGACTCTAATAATGTGAACATTTTATCACAATATGCTAATTTAAGCATGAATTGTCACTTCGACTATCATTTTTATAAGAATATTTGTCCAGCAGAATTAATAATTTTGGATAATTTGGTTAGAAACAGCATGAAAAAGACTGAACAAGAACAGAATTCCAATAAAGACATCAACATGTTTGAACAATACAAATTAAATGAGATTGATATGGTTGAAAGTAAGAGCGAATTTGAGTAATTAACTATATGTCAGAAACATTAAACATAAATGATATTATTTCCTTGGTAAAAGAATCAAACAAACAGTTTGAATCTGATATTTACGTTCCATCATTAAACAAAGAGATTCATTGTAAACCCATGAATGCATCTCATTTAAAAAATATCATCAAAACTTCCATTTCTGGTGTGTTTTCAAATATAAAATTCAACCAAACCATGCACACAGTGTTAAAAGATGTGTTAGACCCATCAGTTCCAACCACTATTATTAATACTTTTGATAAAATTTTAATTTTATTACAATTAAGAAACAAAAATGTTAAAAATACAGTTGATGTAGAATTATTCTGTGATGAAGATAAGAAAATTGAATCTTTTTCTTTGGATAAAATAATTAACAAAGGAAAAAAAGATAAATTTGATTTTCAAGAGCAAATAATAACTGATGGTTCTTACATTGTAACACTAGATTTTCCTTCTATAGAGCAAGAATTTTTATTTGATCGTTATTTTGAGCAAAATAAACTAAAAAATGTAAAGGAAGATGACAAAAATTCTCTCAAAGAATTATTTGGACCTCTTTTTATTCATGAAGTAGCACAATATGTTAAAAACATAAAAATTTCTGACAAAGAAATAAACATGAGAAGCTTGTCAGTCGAAGACAGAACCAGCATCATGGAAAATTTATCCAGTAACATCATTGCACAAATAATAGAAAAAATAGATGATGTATTTGGTAAACAAATCAATAAACTTATTTCTGTTGAAAAGGATTTTGATGGAACCAAATACAGGGGAACCATTCAAATAAATTCAACACTGTTTTCGTAAATAAAAAACCCGGTCATTGACCGGGTTTTTAGTTTTAAGCGTTGTAACCTTGCTGCATTGCTGATCCAGCACCTTTAGTGAAACCACCTTGCTGTGCTGCTGTGGCAGACCTGCTTGCTGTATCAGCAATTTGATTTACTTGTTTAATCAAATTGCTAAGTCTAGGGTCTTTTCCTATAAATTGAGCTATTTGAGGATTTATCTGTTGAGCATTAGCTATAACTTGTTGAACTTGCGTTAACAATTTTTGAAGAGTTGCTATTTGTGCTGCTGCTTTTCTAGCTTGTTCACCAGTCTGATATATGTTTGAAACGTTTTGTCCAATTTGTTTTGCGCCTGCTGCTGCTGCATTATAACCTTTTTTAGCAACGTTTGCTGCTCCTTGGGCAGCACCAGAAATACCGCTACCAATAGCTCTGCCTATATTGGATAGACCTCCGAAAAGCTCTTGAACAATCTGTTTTTGTTGTTCTGTTAGCTGATTGTTTTCATGCATTTCTAATAGTTTTGATTCTGTCAAATACCCAGACATAATTTGTTTCTGGAAATTTTCCAATTGTGCCGATTCATAAATATAACTGTAGTTGTTGTTCATAATAATATTACTTACTTATAAATATATAAAATGGCAGAAATTTCCGAAATAATGGCAGCAATAGATTCTTTTTTATCTAAAAAAGGAAAAGAGGATAGTTATCTTGTCAAAAAAATAACCGGATTATTTGAAGGAGATGATGCTCCTTTTAATACTGAAAAAGGAGTATTAAAAGAATTTAAGAAAAAATTTAAAAAATTAAATGATGGAGCAGAAAAAAATACAGAAAATTTTAATGAATTATCAAAAACAATAAAAAAATTTAACAGAGTTTTTACAGATAATTTCTTTAAAAACTTGAGAGGGTTCAGAGATAATTTAAAAATATCTGTGTTAAATAACTTTTTTGAAAATTTAAAAGATGTTAATAAAAAATTTAAAAAAGGAATCTCTCCTGACAAAGAGAGTGTCATACAACAAGAAAGTATAGTTGATGTTAGAATAAAAGAAATAGATGATGGGGTAGCTAATTCTCTGTTATCCAAAATATCTAACATAATGGCTAGAAAAATAAATTTTTCTTCTGACAATAAAAATGAAGAACGATACGACAAAGAACAAGGTTTTTTCTCAAAAATATTAAAAGGAATATTAGGAGTCTCTGCTCTTTTTGTAGGTGTTGGTTTTATAAGCAAGTTTTTAAATGAGACAGAAATAGGAAAGTCTATAAAAAATAAATTAGGAGATTTTAAAGACAAAGCTTTAGAAGCTCTCAAACCAGCATTAAAAGTATTGATGAATCTTTTTGTAGAAGGTATGAAACAAGTTTTGTTTGAGTTACCTAAATGGTTTTTAAAACAAACATTTAATTTCTTTGGTCTAAAGGAAATGTTGGGAGAACAATATGAGGGCATAGCAGTTATTTTAACCAAAGGAATATACTATGGAGTAAAAACATTTTTTACTAAAACATTAAATAAAATTTCTTTTGGATTATTTGGTAAATTAACTCAGAGTTTAACTGGTATGTTTGGTAGTTTAGGAAATTCATTAATTAAAATAGGCAAAGGGTTATCAGATAGTTTACTAAGACCATTAAGTTTTATAGGAAAAATTCCCGGAATGTTGGGTAAATTTTTTAGTAATATAGGTTTTGGTGCAGGTGGAGGAGTTGCTAAAGTTTTAACAAGTATAACAAAAATATCAGGAGGAAGTTTACTAAAAATATTAGGAACTGGACTAAAAAATATAGCAAAAAGAATTCCTTTTATTGGTGCTCTTATATCTTTCAAAGATGCATATGATAGATTTCAAAAAGGAGATATTCTAGGCGGTTTTATCAGCATAGGTTCTGGTATAGCTAGTACTTTTCCGGGCATAGGCACTGCTATAAGCATAGGTCTGGATGTGCTTAATGCTTTCTTGGACTATTCTGATAGTGGATCAAAATTTAAAACAATGATTAATGATAACTTTATCACTAGAGCTATAGGAGATTTGATAAACGGAACAATGGATTTTTTCACCAATATTTTAGAAATGTTAAATCCAGTATCTTGGGGTAAGAGTATATGGGATTGGATTACTGGAAAGAAAAAATCTGCTGAACAACAAATAAAAGATAGTGAGCAAGATTCTAGTGTTAAACCTTATTCTGGTGCTAGATATGATTTACCTGTTAAACAAGTTCAAGATGCAAGAGTGAGTGGTAAAAACTTGATAGTTCCAAGCAATCAAGATGATGTTGTTCTTGCCAAAAATAATGGCCCATTTGACAGAGCTTTCAAAGATATGAATCATAAATTAGATGTATTGACTAACGTATTTTCACAAGGAGTTGAATTAATAGCATCTGCTAGTGTTAATGGTAGTTCTAGCATAGTTCAGGCTGTTGTTTCAACAGCAGGTTCAAAACAAGCACCAATAATATCAAATTCATCTGATCCAATACATAGTTTTAGAACTAGAGCACAAAGAGCTATAGAATCTGTCCGATAAATATTAATTATGAATATAGTCTTGCAAGAGAAACCCAACAACAACAGCAGAGTTTACGGCACTTCTGGTGGTACACAAATAATAGATGTTGTGAACGAAATGAGTTGGACTATTTCTAATAAAAGATCAAGAAGAGATGCACCAAGAATGCGTCTTGTAGAATATCAACAATCCACAGGACAACTAATAGCATCTATTATATATTTTAGCAGAGTATTAAAGGATTTTGATTATTCTAATGCTATTGACAGTTTAACTAAAAAAGCTGATCCCATAGAAATCTATAAACTTAAATATTTTGGTGATAAGACTGGTTATGAATATAGTGTTCCTTATTTTAATCCTAAAAATTTATCTAGAAATAATGAATTTTCTCCTAGTGATCCATTTGCTCCATTAACTCAATTAGGAACAAGTTATGGTGGTTCAGGATTTTCAAGAGGAGCAGCCCAAATTTCAACATTATATTCAACAGGAAAAGAGATCATAGACTCTGTTCTTCCCGGAAAAATAAATTTTGAATTTCCTCAAACATGGAACAATACTAGCCCTGAAACTTATTCTACAACATTTGATCTTATAAATACAACAAATTTTAATGATGTTATAAATAATTGGAAATTTTGTCATTTATTAAGTTATCAAAATACTCCTAGCAGAAGAAACTTTGCTATAATGGACCCTCCTGTCATATATACTATGAGCATTCCCGGAATAGTTAACTTTCCTGTATGCTATATGAATGAATTACAAATAACAAATCTTGGAAATACAAGATTGATTGATATAGAAGGTAAGAAAAGAATAATACCAGAGGCATATAGAATAACATTCACATTAACTTCTTTATTGATGCCCAGCAGAAATATTATGGGAGCTACAAGAGATGGTTCAAATGTAGAAGTTATTGGTAGCAGCGAAGATGTGTCTAAATGGATAGATTATGATAATGTTTTACAACAAGTTAAACAAGTTCTCACTCCTGTACCACAACCTGTTCCACCTCCCTCAACACCAGCCCCCATACCTCAGACTCCAGCACCTGAAAATTACAGAAATAATAATCTTGATCAAAGAAGTTTTGAAAAACCTTTTCCGCCCGGATTTAGATTTGATGTATTTGGCTCTAGACCTTTAAGTTAATATTTTTATGGCAAACAATTTAGATTTAGATTATTACGACTACTCAAATATTCTTACCACTTACACAGATGGTGATGGATATGAATTTTTTAATTTGATGAACAGCATCAATATAGAAGGAGATATTGATGCTAGTTTATACATTTATGACATTGCTGATTCTTTCTCAGATGTATATAATTTATCTAAAAAGTATTACGGCACTCATAAATTATGGTGGATAATATTATTAGTTAATAAAATACAGAACCCTTTCGAAATAAATGCAGGTCAAAAAGTAAAGATTCTAAATAATTCTTCTGTTTCTCAAATTTTGAGTCAGATAAATAGTATGTAATGAATCCAGAAAATAAAAACACTTATAATTTTAATAATCAAGATTATGATTTTGTTTTTCGTTTGTATAATGGCATAAACGATGTTTTTTTAACAAATACTGCATGGGAGGATTTGTATCTTGAAGAGGATATTTTTGATTGGAAAATAAAAGGCAGTGTTATAATAAAATCTCCCTATGAAAGTTTTGAAAGAGAGAGCGAAGAATCACTATCTTTAACAAAAGGAGATAAGAAAAATACAATTTATAAATTTAGGAATGATTGTAGAGATACTCTTTTTATTTCTATTAAACCCAAGATACAAAATAAAGATACTGATATACAAATCAGTGATTCTGTTTGGAGATTAGAATTCGAAGCTGTTGTTTATGATGTAGAGGAATTAGATAACCAAAATAGTATAAACAAATATAAAAAACTATACTTTTGGGAAAAAACATATCAATTAATGAGAGAGAAAAACTGTTATTTCTCTACTGCTACGTCTGGAGAAAATTCTAACAAAAACAATACTGATCAACTTGATAATAGCGAAAGAAGTCTTCAAACAGGAGTGGCATTAAAATATTTGCTTTCTAATGACGAAACATTTAAAATAAATTCAAATTTAACACAAAATGATGAAACTTGGGATAATGGAGATGATTCTGCCAGATTATTTTACTCTTGTAAAGATGGAGAAAAATTCATAGATGCATTAAACTATCTTACTCATTATCATATATCTACAAAAGATAATGGTTATATTCCTTGCGTATTAAAATTTGAAAGAGCAGAAAAATCAATGCAACCAAAACAATTTTCATTAAAACCTATTTCTGAATATTTTGAAAAAGCTGGTAATGAAGCTGGTAAACCACCAAAAGAATACCAGACAGAACATTTTTTTATATATGGTCATGGAGGTCAAACAAAAGAAAGTGTTTCTATAATGAAATCGCCAATAGATGAGAAAAGTCAAAAAATTGAATTTAAGGGCGATGATTTTAGCACTATAAGAAATTATAAAATTGTTGATATGAGTGGTTTATATTATTCTGAAAATCTTTGCAATTATAGAACAACATCTTTCAATAAAATAGATGGTCAATTTCAGATAGAAAACATTTTAGCTGGTGAAGAAGATGATGGGTTCAAACAGTTTTATAGAGATGTTGTTTCTAAAAATATTGTTACTAAAAACAAAAACGACAGATTACCTATAACACCATTCATACAAAGTAATTATAATACAAAAATATTATCATCTGTCAGAACAAGTCCACAAGCAAGATTAGCAGAGAGTAGAAATGCTATGATAAACCATTATTTATTTTCTAATTTAACTATATGTTTTTCTGTAAAAGGTTCTACTCACCGTCAAACTGGAAGATTTTTCGCAGTATCTAAAAATACAGATAATAAATCAGAATTTGATGCAAAACTAGAAGGACAATATTTTCTAACCAATATAATCCATCATTTTAGCAATTCAGCAAAAAGTTATACTACAGAATTAGTGGGAGTTAAGACACAAACATATAAAGAAACCACATTATTTGAATCTAATGACAATTTGATTATAAACTCTTCAAATTCAGTTTCTATTCCTGAAGGACTGGGATAATTAATTTGCCAAATACATCATCATAAATAAATATATGCCTCAAGTAACAGATGAAAAATTTCATAAAACTATATTCTCTAGTCCTAACGGAAAGAGAAAAGATGGAACTATATTTGATAGACTTTATTGCTCTACACAATATAGTGAATTTCCATTAGACCAAATAATTCAAACCATAGCAGAATTTCATGGCCCTTGGACAGGAGGTTCAACACAATTAGCGGATTTTTCCACGTTTGTTGCATCATCTCTCAACAGTATTTCTTTACAGAATAACGCAAGACAAGCTGCTAGTAATGCTATTACTGCAAAATCAGCATCACAGAAAATACCATCTGCACAAAACGGAATTACTTGTGCTGTTATGCCAACTCCTTTATTAAGAGAATTTTTAAATAGATCACAAAAAATACATCCATCAGTTAACATGTATATACAAAATAATATTGGAACGTTTCCTTATTTTCAACAAGTCAGTGAAGAAATAGGACAATACGCTAATGTTGTTATGAATAATACTAGTATTGATCCAATGAAATGGCCTAATAGAAACGGTGGTAGTTGTTGGAATACCAACAGTAGATTTAATGTTAATGATCTATTAAAAATACCGGGGGATGTATTAACACTAATGGATGATGCTAATAATTTAGTTAATACCATGTTTTTAAGAAGCATGCCAAAACAAAATAATATGAGTTTTATGCACACTGGTTATTCAACAGAAAGACCTATATCACATGGTCATAATTTTACCATGGATGTGTTTAATGCAAAAAGAGAACAGAATGCTGTTGCACCCTGTCTTGCAGCTATACTCAATCTTGCAGGAGATGTTTTAAGAATATTAAATCGTTATTTTTGTATAAAAGAATTATCAAAAGTTGCTATTGATGGTTTTAGAATAACATTCAACGAAGGACCAAACGGTGAACCAATAACATACATAACAGATAATAATGCAAGACCTATGTATGATACTGAAAAACCAAATAACATCACTGATCCAACAAATGACTTGGTGTTGAAAACAAAGAAAAAATTATCAACAGAAAAATCATGAAAAATGCAGATGGAATTTATAGAGGAATAGTGATACAAAACAATGATCCTAAAAATGCTGGGAGAGTAAAAGTATTTGTGCCCGGTCTGAATGTTTCTCAATATAATAGTTGGGACCAAAAATCAGAAGAAGACAAATATTTTAAATATATAGGAAAAAACACAAACAGTTCCATAACACCAGAAGTTTTACAAAAATTAAAAGAAAAAATTTTCTGGGCTGATACTATTTTACCCATAGCAGGGGGTGGTAGTCCGGGAATATATAATGCACCATCAGACACTATGAGTGTAGGTAATGATAATGATTTTACATTTCAGGAAAAAAATAAAACACAAGAGTTTTTTAAAAAAGATGAAAACGATTTTAAACAAAGAGAAAATGTTCCAGTTCAAAATCCATCTTATGGAACAGAACCCACAACACAAATAAATCTTAATTTTAGTTTTTCTGGTAAAAGATATTGCAACAAGAGTTCTTGTAATACACCATCACAAGATGTTAAATCTTTTTGGCCTAGTAATAACGGTGTTTTAGATGAAATAGTCAAAGAGTTGCCAAAAGTTTATTCTGATGTTCCGTTAATTCTAGACCAAACACAAAATGAAGACAACACAGGAATAGTAGGAGTTAGAGTGGATGTATTTGATCCTATCATTTATATTGATGATAAAGAAGTTCCAAAGGATAGTCCTTTATACAATAATGATTGTTACACATTTCCTGATACTGAAAATATTATAAGATTTTCTCCTCCTATTTTTTACGAAGAGACTGATCAAGATGCACAATACAAATACGATGAGATACCACTACAAATATCAGTAAATGGTAAACTATCTAATTCTGATTATTTTGAATTAGACTCTTATGATTCTGAAAAAGTAGTATATAAAAGTGATAGGATGAAAATTCAAGTGCCAGTAAACAATATAGATTCTATTACAATAAAGCATAATAAAAATGGTTTTGATATAAACAGAATACTATCATTAATACCTCTTTTGAAATCTGTCATCAATTTGGTTGGAAGTCTTATAATGCCCAGAGCACCATATCCAAATGGCGGAAAACCAACAAGAGCAGGAGGAGGAGCAACAATATATAATAACGTTGCAACAAAACTATTACCAACGCAACAAAGAATGCAGTCTCATATAAAAGGGGCTAATAATTTTAGTAAAACAGAAATAAACAAAGGAAGAAAAGCAGACAACGATTCTAATAAAACATTAGGAAATAATATTTCTGGTCCAACCAATCAAGCTCACAGAGGAGCAATGAGATCACCGGACTATACAAATAAAATGAAAGGAATGATTAGTATTCCATCTGTAGGAAGTCATGTTTGGGTGAAATTTTCTAATGGGGACACTAATTTTGCAACAATAATAGGAATAACAACTGGTCAAGAATCTTTTAAAGGAATCTTTGAAACCAAATAATTCTGTAGCTAAATAAAATATATGCATTACCCCGGTAAATTTGATAATGATTCTAGAAATAACGAAGAAGTCTTTAAAGATAAAGTTGTGTGGAATCAACAAGCAGGTTGTATAGAATTTATTAATACAAAAGATGCGGAAAGTATAACAACATCACATAAAAACGGTTCTTATACCAGAATGGATAAATTTGGTAGCGAAGAATTAACAACAAGAGATAAAAGAGAACATGTTATAGGTAATAGCCAATTAGAAATAAATGGTTCACAAACAGAGTATGTGCATGAAAACAGCGAAAAAGTAGTTTTAGGAGATGAAATAAAAACAGTCGGAGATGCTGATAATTGGTTGGAACCAATGCAGCAAATAAAAAAAATTCAAAAAGAATTACATGATAAAAAAAGACTTTTTGAAGTAAAAAGAACAAATAGAAAAGACTCTATTGATCAAGCTCCCGGTCAGAGTAAATCTGGCAGTCATGCAAAATGTCCCACTCATTCTAATAAATCTAAAGTAATAAAAAATACAAAACCAACAAGAGTTAGTTCTAAAAAAGTTAACAGCGCAACAATATTAGATATACAAGATGGATCGGAAAAATTCGAAACTGTGTCTGGTGGTGGTGATGGTAGATGCATGACTTGTTGGGGTAAATTGCTTAGTCCATCAACCCAAGATGGTAGATGGGCAACAGAGTCTGAAAAACAAAGCATAGTTCAAAAAAGACAAGAGCTACAGCAAAGACTATATGAATATGAAAAACAATTAGGTCAAAACAAATGTCCTAATGGTGGCAGCAAAATAGAAATTATAGCAAAAAATTTTATACAAAATATAGGTATTGTTTTCAATGATTTTGAAAGTTTTCGACGTGATCCAGCGGGAAAACTAGTTCCTTGTGGAATAAAGATAGACCCCATGGGAACCACTATATACACACAATACAGAGAATCTCCTTTGATTGAAAATGTTGATGTGGAAAAATTTCCGGGCGGAAGTTACGAATTAAATATATGTGATGGTTGGAAAGCAACAGTGGGTTCTAATGGCATAGAATTCAAAACTACTGGACCTTTAAACTTGTTTGGAACCAATGTAAACATAGTTGGAGAACAAGTAGGAATAGGAAGCAGAGGAGATTTAACTATAGAGGGACAGAGAGTGGATTTGACAGCAGATGTGCTTACTCTTAGACCCAAGAAGCTTAGCAGAACTCTAGAGACTGGAGGAAAGACAGAAGAGGAACAACAGCTACTAATAGATGGCAACTTGAATGTTGGATTAAATGCTATAATCAGAGGTGGAGCACACATAGAAGGAGAATTATCAGTTCATCATATAACTGCTCCTTGTGAATATCATGTAACAGAAACAGATTTTACATACGGAACAAAAACAGAACCAAAAGTTTTACCAAATCCCGATCCAAAATTATGTTATTATGGTAAGAATGGCACTAGTACATTAGAATCTCCTGAATGTGGTTCTACTCCTTCAAAATCTGGAACTTATGGCAAGTTATTAGCTGGTACACACATAGGAAAAGCTGTTGGATATGATTCTAATGGCCAGCCTTTATGTTTGGATGTATATTCTTTAGAAGCAGAGAATGCTGTTCTTGTTGATCCACATGTTCACTATTTTAAAAATATAGCATGCAAACTTTTTGACAAAGATTCCGATGTCTCTTCTAATGCTGGATTTTCTTCTGGTTCTGGAAGTATAAATGTTCATGATGCAATAAGAGCTATAGGCTCTAGAAACAACTGGACAACTCCTGTTTTACCAATGCCTGTCATGAATTCCGAAAGTAATTATACTGTTGTTGATAAATTTGGAGGAAGTTGTGAAACTCTTTCTATAAATAAAGCTGATTGGGAAGAATCTTCACAGGAAGATTCTTTACCTTCTGGAGAAGGTGTAAGAACTTCAAAATACACTGATCAAACAATCCAAAATAAAGTAAAAGCTATAGAAGCTGAATTAGAAGCAAAATATGCTGAGTTAAAACTCGCTCTATCAGAAATTAAAAATACCGCTTAAAAGTCTTCTTCCGATTCATCATCTTCGAAAGAAGCATTTTCTGACATATCATAAGGAGTAAGAAAATCTTCCACTAGATTTCTTAATGCTCTATTTTCTAATTCGTTAGCACTATTAACTAATATAACATCATTGCCATGAGTATCAAAACCAAGCAAGATGTAACTATCCATATGTTCGATTATTTTATTATTTATAGAAATAGCTAATTGTTGTTTTTCTTTTAAAGACAGATTTTTTTGTTTTTTTCTTAAATTTACTTTTTTATTTGCTGTTTTTTTAAGAAAATCTTCGATTTTTTTCATTTCCGCATCTGATATTTTGTCTTTATCTTCATCCATATGGTAATATATATACTTATATAAAAAATAAAAGAGGAGGAATTTCTTCCTCCTCTTTTTTAATTTTTATTACAGTATCTGTAATGCTTGTGAATCAGACCTCTGTCGTTCAGATATTCTGCCAGAACTTCCACACTATCAGTGTTTAGTTTCATATTGGTATTGGTGTATCTACCTCCATCATATACATGCAGAGTATCGTTTTTGTAGCATGTTACAAAAATACTCATTCCACCATTGTCTATAATGAATGACCATTTTCTTTGATCGTTTTCAGAGTATTCTATAGTGTCTATTTTATCCACCATATACCCCATATCTCTGAGGCGTTTAATACAATACGATTTTGTTGTTATTTTATTAGACATAATTATTCTTGTGTTGAATTTTCTTGAACTTGTTCTCTTTTTATAAGAAGGTCTAGAGTATCATACAAATCTTCTGTTTCTACATCAGTTATAATTTTATCAGATGAAAAAATATCAAATGTTTGTGTTCCGTAGTCGTATTTGTTTAAATGATGTGTTACTACTATATTATCTTTATTTTGATTTAATAGAGCACTCCAACATCTAGAATCAGATTGATTATATGCTATATCTATTTTTATTACAGAGCAGTCTATTTTTTTAACGTTGTCTGCGAATTTTGAATATTCCATTTTATTTTATTAATGGGGTTGTTATATATTTTAAGTTTGAGTTTGAGTTTTCGATTTCAATGTACATGACTCCGTTGTCATTTAATTTAATCGAGAAATTGTTTTTAGATTTTAATACTAGTTTAAGAATATCCACATCATAAGCTTTTAGAGGAAGACTAGTATCAACATTCTCTGCAATTAATATTTTTATATTATCAGAGTGATTGGAGGTAGAGTTCTTATCTCCAAAAAACAAGAAAACGTTTTGATCCTCTTGTTCTATATAAAACTTTACAGTATCATTAGAAAATTCTAATGCTTTTCTTATGTTTAAGATTTTTTCCGAACTAATTTCTACTGTGTGATGAACAATAAATTTTTTAAAGTTATCTAAATTAAATTTAGGAACTTCTACTAGATTATCATCTAGTAGTCTTATATTAAATCTAATGTCTTTACTAGAAAAATTACAAGAATCATCTGTTAATTCCAAAGATACAAACATTTCATCACTACCAATACATTGTAGTCCTTTTACAAGTTTTAAAACATTAAGACTAAAGCGATCTTTTACATCACTTATGTGTAATGGTTTGTATGTGTTATATAAATAAATTGCTCTTGCTTTTGTAGATATGGAATATAACTCTCCATCACAGCAAAATACTGCTATTTTTCCTTCTTTGTTCAAGTCGTTTATAGGATTTACAAAATCATTTACAAACTCTTTAGGATTTATCTGAACTATCATCTGTTATTTCTTGTGGTTGATTAGATTGTGGTATTACATTACCACTACTCACTAGTTTAATCAACTTATTAATTAAGGTTTTTTGTGATTTTATAGAATTTTTTAAAGATTTAATTTCTTCTATCAAAGCATCTCTAAAAGATTGTTCATCTTCCAGATAATTTTTCTTTGCTGGCTGATTGTAGTCTGGCATCTGAAAACCTTGCACAGACTCTATGTTAGAACTAATCATAGGTTGAACATTTTGTTGTGGTTGAGCGCCAGCAATCTGGGGAACATTCAATAATCTAGCATTTGATGGAGGTAGAGTACCTTCTGGAACAACATAATCTACTGGAACATTATTTTGATTATAGTGTTCAGGTGTAGGCGCATACGCTTGTTGTGGATACATTTGCTGTGGCTGAAATTGACCAACAGGTTGTCCATTTCCCAAGAATCTTCTAAAATCAGTTCTATTGTATTTGATACTAGAACCTCCTAGAGATTGTCTCATCTCCCTTTCACAAGAAGCCGCTAAAAAAGCTATGTCTGCATTATCATTCATAGCTATATTTAGCGGCTTTTCGTTTTATTTCAATAGATATTAATCGTCTAACAACGCATCCAATTCATCTTTTTCTGATTTTTTTCCCATAGGAATTTCATCATCTTCTGGAGTTGAACTTAGATCAATTCTTGGAGAAGATGTTGCGTCATCTTCATTATCACCAACTTCATCTTCTAAGTTTGCACTTGTTCCAAACCAGTGTTTATCCAAAATATTTTGAATATCTTCTTGAGATTTTACTGCTGGAATAAACTCTGTGAGATCATGAGCACTTTCTAGAATTTTTTGAATTTCTGAATCAGACAAACCAAGGTCTTCTGCATCATCAAAAGTAGTCTCTGAATAATTGTGGTAGCCTGCTTTTTCTGTGACTTTGACTATAAGACTTCTTCCTTTGGCAGATAAATCTAGTGCTTTAGCTCCAATTTTTTTACTCATATCACCAAAAATGGCACTATGAATTTTTTTATAAATATCGCTGATAGGATTTCCTTCACGATCCACTTGTGCTGGATATAAACCAGCAACAACTTGACCGATTTTTTCCTTTGCATCAGGATCATCTCCATCTACACTGATAAGATAGCCGTTTACCGCTTGTTTTCTTTGTGGAAGGAGTTTATAACTAGCTTTTTGTTCAGCTTCATCTCCTTTTTCTTTGGCTTTGGTATAGTGATCCCATTGAGTTTTCTTGTATAAATCTTCTTTTATACCAGCATCTTGTGGTGATCTTCCACCATAAACATAAGTTCCATCCACTCTGCTTTTAAAGCCGATTTCCTTAAATGTTATAAATGTATTATTGACATTTTTAATGTAAGGAATTAATCTGATTACATAAGTACAATTCTTTTTGAATTTTAATATTCTGGGGTCTCCTTTAAAGACTCCTTTTTCTTTTTGAATACTTGTTTCTTCTACTGCTTTTACTTGATTTAATATATTTTCTAGGTTTAATGACATATTTCTAATTTTCTTTATTTCTTAATCAACTACATCCATTTTACTTTCAGTAGTTATGTTATACTTATACTACAAAATTGCTTTTTGTTCAAGTTTTTTCTTGAGATAATGTGATATTTTTCTTTTCAATTCTTCTAGATAATTCTGTGTTTTAATACTGCTTTTGTAACAATTGTACATTTTGTTCAAATCTAAATCACTACCATAATAAAGTTCAAATTCATCTCTGGGCATTTTATATAAAATATCATACATACCCGGTATGCTAAACACAGAATACCATGATATTTTATGTTCTTTTAAATGAATTAGACAATCATTTTGTGCCACAGAACAATGCTTAGAATAGTCTTCTAATCTTATATTTTTTGATTCACAAAAATTAGCTATAAATTTGTAAGACTCTTTAAAGTATTCAAATTGTTCTTCTGGGTTGCTTTGTTGAAGAACTTTTATGTATGCTATACAAGTAGAAATTCCTTTGCTGCTAGCATAAAATTTTAATGGAAAAAATATTTTTTCATCATTATATATTTTGTATGGAGCATCAAAGAAAAAACTATTGAAAAATGATGGATATTTTTCAAATACTTTTTCTATTTTTTGTAGATATGTTATTTTTTCTAAATCTTGCTCTATATCAGAAAAATTTTTCTTTGCTCTATATGGTTGATTATTGTTTATTCTGAATGCTCTTAAATATAAATTATATATTCTTTTTTGGTTTTCTGTCACATTCATTTTTTTATTTTCTTGGATTTATTTAAGACTGGATAACGATGAGCCATATATTCTACAACAGAATACCATGAAGTGTCTGTTAATTTTAACAACAAGGTTTTTAATTCTGGACTCTTATTTATTAAGATAAATAGAGAAACACATGAAATCGGTTTATTTGATATAAGAGTTATAAAACTTCCAAATTTATTTATGGTATCTTCTAATTCTTGATTTATTATATAAGTATTAGCGCACGGAAATATAAAATCTTGTTTGAACATTAATATATTTAATCACCTTTCATCAAAGATTCAAAATCTAAAATGTCAGATAGATTCATGTTCTCTCCAGATGATACAGAATTATCAAAAACAGGTTCATCATTTTCGTTGTATAGTCTAAGAGTATCATAATCTATTTTAAGATAACCTTCTGCACCCTTGGCACCATCTCTGACTTTTTTACCACCAAATCTTATTATACTGCATTCTCTGTCTTCATCTGTCTGCCATATATTAACATGTCCATCAAAGTCCGCAAGTTGATCCCAACTACCACTCATGGTATCTAAACCGGGATTATTACTTCTATGACTAGCTCTGTTAAGTTGGGCTACTGTTAGAATAGGTGCTTCTATCTGATATGATATACCTCTACATTCTTGAACTATATACTGTAGTTCAGTGTGTTTGCTAGTCTGAGATACTGATGGTTTTAATAATGCATGCCCATCAATACATAATAAATCGGGAGAAACGCCAGTTTTATCTTTTAATTTTTTAAGATAAGCATATACATTTTTTGCTGAAACTCCTTTGGTTGGAACTTCTTTTATTATAAGCTTAGAATTATATTTTCTTTTGAATTCTTCAACTTGTTTTTTATATTTGTCTATGTTTTCTCCTAACAAAGAAATAGCTATTCCTGTGAGCATGCCTGATATTCTTTTGGCATATCTCATTTCACTCATTTCTGGTGATATAATAACTACATTCTTATTTTGTAAAACAACATTCAATGCTATGTTTGCTAGAAAAATACTTTTACCCACATTGGTTTCTCCACCAATATCATAAATAGCTTTTCCTTCTTTTTGAAAACCTCCACCAAAAGCATCATCAAGACTTTTATAACCAGTAGAAATAAAACAGTCTTTTTGTTGTAGATAATTTACAACTCTGTCATTTTCACAAAAATAATCCAGACCAAAATTATCAACAAGAGTTATAGAATGAATTTTTTCACTCTCTTTTTGTATATCATCCAAGTTGAATTCTCTTTTAGATGCTTTTTCATCAATTATTTTATCCGTTAACAATGCATATTTTCTTTGCTTTAAGAAATACTCTGTATTATTAACTAATTCTATTTCGTTGTAATCAGAATCCAACTCTTTAATATAACCTACTACTTTTTTCAGAGACTCTTTTAAAGATATTGTGTTTACTCTAGACTTTAATTCTGTGAGACTAGGAATACTATTTCTTTCCAAATAAAAAGTTTTAATGATATTAATTATCTCTGCTATATCCTTGTCTTTGAACAAGGATTTGTCCAGATAATCAATGATTGATGCGATATAGGTGCAGTCCTTTTTTAAACAATGCTGAATTATTACCTTCTCGAAGAAATCTAAGTCTATTTTAGCCATATACTAACACTATCAATCAAACCTGCTAGATAGTCAAGAACTAACTCTAGAGAATTCTACTGATATGATGCTGTTCTGAATATTTTTTCCAGAAATGTATTTTTGACTAAACCAATCTTCAAATAATCTTTGGTCTGCTATATTTTGATTGTAGCTTGCCTTTTTATAAAAAGAATCGAACAGTTCACCTATTGTAAACTGTTCGATTCTGTTAGTTTCTTCGTTTTTTCTTCTTACTGCAATAGCGTTTTCATCTTCTAATAATATAGTTGTTATTCTAGGTTTGTTTATTAGAGTTCCTGTGGATTTTACTGTTGCCTTTATCATCAGAATACTTACTATAAGGAAAATTTCTTTTCCACAGCATTACAAAATTCTTTGTTTTGTAATAGACTCTCCATATATTTCTCATCTTCTTCTAATTCTGCTCTTCTAACATTTTTATCATTACCTTTTATACAATACCATCCTTGTTTTGGATTTTCTATAAATCCCAACTCTAATGCAAGATCAAAAATACCAGAATAGCGGTCTATACCTTCACCAAATCTTACTGATACTGGAAATTTGGCATTTTCTTTTACATATCTACTAAGACCTGCTGTAAGAGTAAATCTGAAACCTGCTAATTCATCCTTTTCTTTTTCTTGTGCTTTACTGATAAAGAGTAGAGTGTGTGCAGCATACTGTGCTCCTCTACCACCAGCAGCAACTTCTTTACTGTACATTTCTTGAGTCTGATAAGAGTGATTGATTATGACCATAGGAATCTGTTTGATGGCAGCTTCTCCAGTAACAATTCTAAAAAATGACTTTAGTTGTTTGGCTCTGGTCATGTCTGCCACCACTTTGTTGTCTTTGGCGTCCTCTGTCTCTTTGGTGCTTCTTAACATCCCAATAGAGTCAACACACACCAAGACTCTATCCCCCTCTGAAACGTCTTCCATAAGATTAGCCACATCAGACTTTAGTTCTTCCACACTTCTGATTGGTCTATGGTCTATTCTTTCTGTATCCACACCAGCTTTTTCATAATAAGAGGGGGTGGAACCCAATTCACTATCATATAATACCACCACATAATCATGCCCTTCATTTTCTTTTTGAAACCCTTTTATGAGTTCTATCATAAAGTTGGTTTTAAAGTGTTTTGGTGGTGCTGCTATTTGAATTATTCCTTTTGGAAGTCCTCCATTCAATTTTCCAGATAGGGCTAAGTTTAATAAGGGAACATTAGTACCTATAAAAGTTTCATCTGTAAAATATTTACTATTTTTTAATATTTCTGGTTTTAATACTGTATTTTTTCTTAATTTCTTTAAAAGGTCTGACATAAACATTCATATTATAACATATGTGGTATTAAATTTCAACAAAAAAGGAGACCTTTTTTTGGTCTCCTTTTTTCATTCATTTTAATAAAAAATCAACAACTTGAACTTGTGCAACAACCTGAATTTTCACAAGAAGCAGGTTCTGAAATTAGATTACTTTTAAATAAAACTTTTTGTGTCTTTTTCTTTTGTTTGTTATATTCTTTTATAAATTGAGAAATTTGAACATCACCCCACTGAAATACATTTTTCAAGATGAATTTTTTTGGCAAATAATTCCAATCTTCCATCAAATAATTTAAAGAATATAGAATATCTTTTGTGTTTTGTTCCATAATTAGAATAATTTTATAATATTATCTTCTGGTTTAACAGATTGGTCTGATTGTTTGGTGTTGTTGTTTGTATTCACTGAATTTACTAAATTCAAATAATTTGATATAACATTTTCTGCTAATTGCAGATCATATTTTAAAAGAGAGCTTTTCTCGAATGTGTAAATTATATCTTCTTGAGGATTTTGTAAGAGATTTCTGATGTTAACAGCAGGTTGAATACTCAACATTTCTATGGGAATAAAATTTATATTGACTTGGTTGTTTTGACCTGATATTCCTAAAAATGCTGGTGCTTTAATTTTAATTGCTGTATCATTTTCTTCAACTAATATTGCTACTAGTAATTCACTGATATTCTTTAATATTCCTATTACTTTTTGTTCCATATTACTATTAATACAGTTGAATATGCATATTCAACTGTATTTTTGATTTTTAAGTTTTCCTTGCTCTTTTCTTTCTAAAAGAGCATAATTAGACAAACTATTCATATTAAAATACTTTAACATGTCGTTATATTGATTTTGTAATCGTGAGTAATTATTAATAAATTCGCTCTCTTCGTATTCTAATAAACGATATAATTCATTTTTAGAAATCCATAAATTATCAAAATAATCTTTTCTGATCTGTTCTACATCTCTATCATTAAAAATGATGTTGTATATTCTTTTTGCTTTAATTAAAAAAGTCTTCCACTGAAAATTCATATTGTTTTTTTGGGTTAGGTACATTCCATTTCAAAGCTTCAAAAATAGGAGTTAAACATTTAATAACGCATTTTTCAAACATGGTTTCTTTATCAATTTGTAAATCAAATTCAACTGGAAAATTGTCTGTATAAGCTATTCCATCAATATTATATTTATTGTGTTTTACATACACCAACTTGATTTTTTTACCCTCTTCTATAAGAGGATATTTATTTTCTAAACCTAGTCTTTTGATCATTTCATTATAATATACACTCCATTTTACATGTCTAGGACAACCCTTTTCTGTATTAAAACCAGTGGATTTATAATCTTTTAACACTTTGATGTTTGATCTTACAGCTATATCATTGATTGGCATGTTGAAAAAATCATCATAAGATTTAAAAAATTTTTCATCAGCTTTGTGCTTGTCAACAGAATCAAAAATACCTTTTACGATGTTTTTTATAATATCTTTGGTGTTATCTGAAAAAGTGGATTTAACAACACTTAGACCTTTGTACTTCATTTTATCCATCTTAACACCCTCTGAATTTTTTATATTCATAATATAGTGTTTTTTACCAACCCAAATTGCTTTGGGACAAGCACTTTCTCTTTTGAATTCAAATCTACAATCAATTGTATTAAAGGTTTCTATTGCCCACTCAACAACACCTTTATTTAAGTTTTCAGAAATTTTTTGTTCTATCTCTTCAAATTCTTTGGTTAAATCACCGTTCTCATCAACTATGGTTGAATTTAGTTTTTTAAGAATATCATCTATGGATAATATGGCACTGTCCGTATCTTCTGCAATCACTCTGTCTTTCTCTGGTAGATTCCATTCATCTCTCATGTATTGATTGGCAATCTTGTCACTTTCTCTAATTAGTGCTTGTCCTGTAAGAGTGATGCTCTTGGCACAATCCAAATCATATAAAGCAAAAAATCTATTTGCAAGAACACCATAAGTGCTGTTCAAAAGAATTTTATACAGATATTGTTCTGTATCCAACTGACTTGCCAGCATTTTTTTACTAGAATACTCATCAGACTGTGGAGAAAGATTTGTTAATTCGTTCTCTATAGAAAGCATTTGTTTTTTAACCTTTTTTCTTTTTTGATATAAGTCGTCAACGAATTCGCTGCACAAGCCTTTGGTATTTTGATCAAAGATAATTCCAGCAGCACTCACGCACCAATTTTTTTGTTTTAGAATTTCTTTGAATCTGTTCTTAGGAATATCAATCATCATTTTCTTTTTGAAATGATAGATGGTGGTAATATCATTAGTTTCATTAGCTATTTTGGCTACTTTTGTCTCTGGACTGATATTAAGAGTAATGATGGTGTTGGGATACAAGCTGTTCAAGTCCATAACCATCACATTCTCGTATAAACCCGGTTCAGGGTCTTTCACAAACCCTCCCGGTATTTTAGTTTTATCGCCATCATCTTGAGTTGTGATGATTCTGTTTTGTAGCATTGCTTGTTTAGCAATAATACCATTAATAATTGCCACTTTACCAAGAGCTTTATCAATATTACAAAATCCACTAAATGCACTAAATTTAGCAACATCTAGATATTTTCTTTTCTTTTCCAAATCAACCAGCAACTTAACGTCCCATATATTGTAATTTATAAAACGATTCCATTCTTTTTTAGCAAGATCAAGAAGAGATGTGTCTCCGTATTCTAATTTACCATATCCTAGTTCTTCATTACAAACAAAATCCAAACTATCGCTCTCTCTTTCACCGGGAGTAAATGTTTTATATAAAACCATGTAATCCAAGTGAGATATTCCTCCTATATTATATTCTGTATAAGTCTGAGAAAATTTATTCTCTTTCTCATGACCATTTATATAATCCACAGGACTAAGAACTGATGATTTACCTTCTCCAAACACCTTTTCTATTCTATGAACAATATAAGGCAAGTCGAAAGAATAAGAGTTGTATCCAACTAATAAATCTGGAAAATTAGCTCTCCAGTATCTTATGAATTTTTTAAGTAAATCCTTTTCGGACAAACAAAAAGTATATACTATTTCTTCTGGTTCTATGTCTTTTAAATGATCTTTACAAGAATAGAAATCGTACTTCTTACAGCCCCACACAAAATACTTTTTAGCAAAACTATCATATATAGTTATACTGGTTATTTCAAATTTGGCTTCTTTAGCATCAGGAAATTCATCAGCAATAACTTCTATGTCATAGTAAAAGATTCTAAGAGGCTGACTAGACAGTTCTGTTATATTCTTATCATAATACTTCTCCAGTAAATATTGCTGTGTTGCTGGTAAATTGAAATATTTTTCTCCTTTATATTTTTTAAGAAATTCGTTTCTGTCCCACTCTGTTGTAAACTCTTTTTTTGATAAAGAAACTCCATCAATCCCAATTGCATCACATCTTTTCTTATCAGGAGAAGAGATGTACAAGTAAGGTCTAAATACCTCTTTCTTGTACATTCCTTGCCCGTTTTCATCATAAGTCCAGTGATGAATAGTGGAACGCTTTTTATCGTAGAATATATTTCTTAACATAGACTGCAATATAGGCAAATTCCATGATGTTTGCAACAATTAACTTATACAAATTGAGAAAGATTGTTTTTATAGAAATATTTGTTTTCTTTTCTTTTTTCACTACCATATTCTGTAGTGTAGATTAGCATATGCTCTTCCAAATGATCTTGTAAAATATATTCGCTAGCATATGATCTGACATATTTGGCAGCATTCATATAAGAGTTTTCGTCTTTTAATAAATCGTCCATCATTTTGAACATTTGTTCTGATGTATCAAACAGATATTTCCAACCATTAAAATTATAACAATCTAAATTTTGAGCAACACAAGGGATACCTTGCATGCCAGCTTCTGTTAGTTTTATATTAGCTTTTGATCTAGAGAAATTGTTATCTTGTAAAGGTGCTATGCATAAATCAACATCAAGAGATTTTAATTTTTCTGTATAGTCTGTGATAGCAGCCCAATCATGAAACTCTATACCTTTGTTTATGTATTCTCTTAAACGCATTGGTAATGCACCAAAAAATACCCATTCATATTTTTTGTCTATGGTTATATCTTTTATTATAGAATCCACTACATGACCGAAATCATCTTTTTGACCAACCTTGTTGGTTACATCAAAGTGTGTTCCGCTACCAGCATATAAAATTCTTGGTTTTGTTTTATGCTTTTTGTATTTTTGTCTGATTTTATCTTCATCAAAACCTTTATCAAACCAATTTTTAGGAGCATAGTTAGGAATAACAGAAATCTTGTCAAAATTCAACCATTTCTTGTAGTGATTTTTCATGTATTCAGAAACAACGGTCATTTCATCAACATATTTCATCATTTCTCTAACAGTGTTTAATACTGTATCTCCTTCAAAAGCACTCTTACAAACATTGTAGTCTGGAATATCTTGTGATGGGCAAACCACATCATCAACTTCCCAAATAATTCTAAATCCTTTACCAGTATCTTTTTTGATTTGATCCGATATGTTTCTTAGAAATTTTATAAACTCAAGTTGAGGTGCAGTGCATTGTCTTTGTAGTTTAACAGCATCAATACCCAGATAGAATTGGCCTATAGTGACCATCTGATACAGAGTCATTACAACAGCCTTGTTGTGAGCTAAAAGCTCTTCTGAGGGCCAAAGCATGCGCCAAAAGGCACAACCACTCTGGTCAGCACAATAGTTTATTATTCTGGGCAATCCTTCTCCCGGAACTGGTATTTTCACATTAGAATCTGGGGAGTATTTTATTAATTTAGAGTTTTTGTCTCCAAAGATTGATGGACCGAACTTTTTGAAAAATGGAAAACTTAAATTAGAATATTCGTTATAAGAAATCTGATTTTTCTGTGTTGGTTTTATATTAGGAACTTTAGAATTAGAACTAGAGACTATTGTTGGCATAATTTTATTTAAGAGTCATTTCTAAAAATTCAATCTTGTTATTTTATTTTCTTTTATCAAATCTATGGTTCTACAGTTATAAGCTTCTACGTTGTGACTACGATGAGTCACTATCATATAACACTCATCTTGATTTTCTTGTAATAAATCTATTATATTCTGCATTCCGCTGCCACATAATGCACTATCAAAAAGTTCATCCATAACAGTTATGTTTATATTAACTCCACTTTGTATTCTTCTTATATCTCTGAATGAAAACAACATGGCAAAATCTACTCTTTTCTGCTCTCCTCCAGAAAGACTACCATAAGAATATTCTTGATCATCTATGCTTTTGAATTTCTCTTCAAAAAATTCATCAAAATAAACTCTAAATGGAGAATGTAATCTTATCAAATAATGATTTATTCTATTATTAAGAGAGTCTATGATCTTTTTAATCATGATGCTTTTTATTCCTGTTGGACTAGTGGCTTCTTTGACTATTTCTGCTAGTCTGCTTTTTTCTGATGCGCTAGAAAATTCATTCTGACATTCTTTTATTTTCTCAGCAATTAATTTTATTTTTTCTGAAAAAGGATTTTCTTGATTTTTAGCTTTGTCCAAAGATTGTTGTAAAGATTCTATCTCTAATTTACTCTTTATAAATTTCTCTTTTTCAACGACCATATTTTTTAAATCATTCTCTATATTTCTAACAGAATTTCTGTAGTCTAGCACTTCGTTGGTCACTTTGTTTATTGCAAGTTGTAATTTATCTATTTTGGTCTGAACATCATTTATCTTGATTTTTAAATCATTTTTTTCATCTTCTATTTGTTGTTTATTGTGTTGCTCAAATGGTCTCTTACAAGAAGGACATTCCAACAGAGTTCCAGAAAGAGCAGACAAGTTTTTTTTCAACTGATTTTGTTCAGCTTGAATTTCTAATTTCTTTTTTATTCCAGCATTTATCTTGGTTTCCTTCTCTTGTATTATTTGTAGAATTTCTGTTTTTTTATTCTCAAGGTCGATCATTTTTTGAGAATTATCAACTGGCTGAACATTCTGACAGTTGGTTATTTTTGCTTGCAATGTATTTATTTCTTCTCTTTTTTTAGCATCAAAGTTGTCATGATAAATCTTGTCATTCTCATAATCTCTTTGTCTAATAGTTAATTCTTGATATTTTTTGCTTTTAACATCTTCTATGTTTTTGTATTCTTCTTTGCTTAATCTGTTCCATTCTGTGAAAAATTCCAAGCCAAGAATACCTTCTATAAACTTGGTTTTCATTTCTTTTTTCTGATTTAAGAAATTCATAGAATCCTTGTTGGTCATTACTATGGTATTGGTAAACATGGTTTTTGATATACCAATTCTATCAATAATATCTTTTGTTGTTTCTGGTATGCTTTTTGTGAAATTATCACTGTCTCCATTAACACTCAAAATTAATTTTTTAGGACTCAGACTTCTGACTATGTGTAATTCATCATCATTAACTTTTAACCATCCTTCTACTATACAAGTTTTGCCGCCATATTTATTAGGAATTAAACTCTGGTTTATATCTCTATAAGTTTCTCCGAAAAGAAGAAAGGATAATGATTCTACTATAAGGCTTGTTTTACCAACGCCATTATAAGAATCATTATCCTTATTGTATCCTGTTACAAAAGTGATGCCTTTTTGAAATTGTATTTCTATAGGATCATCTCCATAAGAGAGGAAATTACGAACTTTTATTTTTTTAAATTCTACTGTTTTTGAACTCACAGTATAATTTACATCATTAAATCATTATTTCAACGAATCTTGTACTGTTTTTAGTTGTTCTTGTGTTATTTCATTGTTCATAAATTTTTTCAGGGCTTCTGAAAGAATTGAGAATTTTTGAGCTTCCACTTGAGATGCTGATTGTTGTTCTGCTGGTGAATGCTGTTGATACTGGCTTGTTCCAAGATGATCACCGGGTCTTGTTATGCCAAAGGCTTTTGCTGTTGTCATCATAATAAAGTTATTTAAAAGAAAAAAACAAAATTTCAATCTATTATTTTACACATCTCATAACTTTCCATATTTTCTATTGCTGTGCGTTTGATGTAATATGTTTCTTTATATTTTTTTATAAAATTTTGAAGATCATTATTAGTAGTATTAAATTTATTATTGGTGTCGTCATTTTCATGAGGCCAATATTCAAAGATTATTTTTCGAATATTGTATTTATTTAATTCTAAACTATTTAAAATTCTTAAATCTAAACCTTCACAATCTAAATATAAAATTTCTATTTCCGTAATATTTTTGTCTATCAAATACTTTTCTAATTTACAACTTTTACATGTAATAACAGAACTATAATTTAATGTTCGTCTGTTCATAAGAGATGAGTGACCATGTGAATCAAAAATATATAATTGTATTTCTTTATCTTCTGTATCGGTTATAGCAATATTATCTATGATTATGTTTTTATTTTGAATTTCTGAATAATTTTTACTAAGTTCATCTATTAAAAAATGATTAGCTTCTATCAGAAATATATTAGCTTTATCTTTAATATCTGAGATTATTTGTTTAAAATAATCATTTCCTACGTTTGCTCCTATTTGAATATAATTTTTCATAAATTGAATGTATAATAATATTTATTGTGATATTTTTATATACTCAAATACACAAACTAAACATCTCATATATTTATTAATTTATTATCATTTAGTTCACCTGAAAGATCACCGTTATTTCGCAATAATACAAATTCCATTTTTGATCTAGAAATATTCAAATTTTTATATAAGATACAAAATTTCAAAAATGTTTCATAATGAAATCTTCCGCCCAAATCAATGTAATAATCAAGTAGGTCTAATCTATTACACAAAAAATTCATATTTTCTGAGTTAGAAAAATAAAAACGATCATTATAACCATGATGATCATCGTGATCTGTAGTATAAACATAATTTTTCATATTCCAATTTTCTATAGTTTTCTCTAAACTTGTATTATTGACTACGAGAATATCCGGTCTTATTCTTACAACTATATCATATTCAAAATTATTTTTATTTTCATATTTATATTTAAGTTCGTTGCATTTTTTTAAACAATATAATTGTCTTAATAAACCTTGAACAGACACTTCTTGTCTTTTAGTTTGGCTGTATCTCGGATGTTCTGTTACACATATACGATCTTCTATTAAAACATCTTTTATATGTGCATCGTTTTCTAAATAATGTAATTTATGTATATCTGGATCATCGTTCCAAGTATAATAAAAAATATCATAGTCTGTAAACATATTTAAGACTTTTTCTTTTAGTATAAAAAAAATTTTATCTATACTTCTCAATTCACCAGAAAAACAAAATGCTGTTTTCACGATTTTAAATAAAATCCATCCCCCCAAGTTCCTCCTTCCCAATTAGATTCGACCCTATAAAACCCATAGTTTTGTAAAAAATCGTCTAATTCTTCAACCATACAACATCCTTCGTACAACTCTTTATTATTTATTTCAGCTATAATATACTGTATATTGTTTAATGTTTTTTTTGCTCCTTTTAAAACTTCTAATTCATATCCTTGAACATCAATAGATATAAAATTATAGCTAATGTCGAAACAGAAACTATCCATAGTTTCGACATTAACATCAACCATATGTTCAAATTGTATATGAGGATATTGTTCTGTATGTAATTTAGGTTTTAATAAAGAATTGCTCTGTCCTTGATTTGCATTTTCTACAAACATAGGTATAATTTTTTTTTCAGAACCTAAAGCTATATTATGATAATTGATATTTTTGAAATTGTTTGTATTTTGTTTTAAGATATTGAATGTGAACGGATGAGGTTCAAAAATATCAATCACGCATTCTGGATTTATGTCTTTATATAATTTTATTTCTTGTCCAAAATGACCACCTACATGAATTATATTTTTTATATTCATGTTATATTTTTTAATTAAAGATTTTAAATCAAACAGCATATTAAATTTCTATTTTTATCATATCATCTCTGTAAACATCAGAGACATCATAGCTAACATTAAACCATATATTAGGAGCTAGTGTAATTTTATTTTTACCTAAATAACTTCCCCACCAACCAAAAGAGCTATTAGAAATTATAGCAAAATCAGATTGAGATATAGTTTTTAAATCTTGTAATTCATCAGATGAAACAAATTCATAATCTATATTATCTGGTATATATTTACTTGCATAATGATAGTTATCTGAAACAATTTTAAATGATATATTTTCATTTATTGATAATACATAGTTTATTGCATTTTCAAAATATTTAGGAGTAATTATATTAAATGTATTATTAAAAAGATAATCGCCCGTTCTTATTTGAATTACACAAACATTAGTAGGTTCATTACTACAATTAAATTCTAGTAAATTATTTATATCTTCTTTTTTATTCAAAAAATATTTTTCTGTTTGAAAAAATCCCTCTAATAATAAATCTTCTGAATATTCTATATCAGTATAATTGAATTGAGGTTCCTTGTAAAGAACTTTTGATTCGTGATTAGTCTTCTGTATATTTTTAAATATAGAATCTATATAAGTGTTTATAGAATTCCCCTGTCCACGACCTCTATCTAAATTAGGATTTATTCCATATTCTCCGTTATTTTGTTTTGCCAAGTAATAACCAACTATCACTTGGAATAATTGATTTCCTAAACCTCCTTTATATATGCTTGTTATCATAAGTTTTTATTTATATTGATATTTATATTTTTTCTAACTATATAAAAATTTAGTTCCATTAGATACATAAGTATCTATATATTTCATAGACGGAATAATAGTAACTTTATCAGGAGTCTTACTATGAATATCTTTTACCATATCACAAACATGTTCTTCAAATATTTTTCCAAGATCATTCACTTCTGTTTCTAATGTAAAATATTGTTTAAATATATTTTTATTACAACCAAAAAATACAGTACTTACGTGTCTATCGTAATCTCTAGTTAATGTATAGAAATCATGATTTTTACTTATTATTGATTCACAGTCGGGAGAAAAATATCTTCCAGATATTTTGAAAAACACATCTGAATCTTTTAAAAAATAAGAATTATCTAATACAAACAATAGTGTATCTTTTTCTCCGTGTCCTTTACCTTTTCCTATAGCGGTATTTTGTGTAATAGATAAATATTCTATTCGATCTGAATATTCTATAAATTTATTCTTCAAAAAACTTAAATCATAATTAGAGTTTTCTGCAAAAATAATATTTAAATTAGTTTTTTGTAAAAAATTATTTAAAGCATTAATATAATGTGATTTACGTGTTTCGATATTATTTCTACTAAGTTGTGGACAACCTTCTACATTTATAGTGGCAGTCATTATTAAATTATTTCTTATTAAATTCATATGCTTCGTGTATTTGTTCACTAATGTCTTTAAGACTAATATCAGATAATAAACATTTGTTGACGTATTTATCAGATTCAAATGGAATTAAATTTTTATGAAGATTTAAAATTTCGTTGATATTTTTTAATATTTTATATTTAGATATTTTTTCTGTTCCTAATTGTAAAACATTTGAATTTGTTAATATATCCTTTTCTAAAATTATTTTCTCTGCCCATTTAGCCCATTCTAATGTAGTTATACCATTCCAGTATTGGTTTATAAATCCTTTAATACTTTCATTCTGACACTCAACAAACCAATTCCATAAGGACTTGCCTCCAATATTTTCTGGACCTATAATAGATGTTCTTATTTGGACTATATTTGGATTTTTCAGACTTTCTAAATACATATAAGATATTTTTTTACTAATACCATAGTCATCTATAGCATCTGGATAATCTGTTTTTTTGTAAAAATGATCAATATTAATTTTTCCAGAAAATTCACAATCGGTTGAAGGATTTATTATTTTTCCTTTAAAGAATTTTGTTAAATAAATCGGAAGTTCAGTATTTACATAGTAGTAATCTTTTATAGTTGATGTTTTCTGAGGAATACAACCTATACAATTTATTAACCATTCTGAATTTGAAGACTTTATAAAGTCTTCAAATTCCTTTGTACCCCAACGATTATCTGTTATTTCAATATCAAAATTTTGTCTCAAATATTTAAATACAGTATTCCCTAATAATCCGTTATGTCCTAAAATTAATATCTTCATGGTTTAAAATAATTATACTGATTTAAAAAATCATTAAGTTCTTTTTTAGAAATACAATAATCTCGACTTGAATAATATTTTGGTATATTCGCATTATTATATATTTTAGAGTAATGCATATAGTAATATTTCGAACATTCTGTTGTACGTACAGATTCTTCTTCAGAAAACATTATTTCGTGTAATTTTTCGGAAATTCTAGGAACACCCTTTTTATAATTTAGATTAAATTTTTCATTAAAAATTTCAAACAAATCTTTTATTCTAAAACTTTTAATTTTTGGTATTATGTTAAACCCTTTAAAATTTAATGAGTGTTCTATTAAATCTACAGCTTCATCTGATGTTATCATAAATCGAGTCATTTCATCAGAGTATAAAGTTAATTGGTAGTTATTTTTAATAGAATCCCATATAAGAGGTATTAAACTTCCAGTCGAATTCAAAACATTTCCGTATATTGCTGTGCTTAAGTTAATATCGTTTTTATCAGAATTTACAATAAATGATTCACCTGCAATAAATTTCATAGCACCGTATAAAGTTGTAGCAGAACGACTCTTATCAGAAGAAATAAAACATGCAGATTTCATTTTATTTTTTTCAGCAGAATACCTACCATTAAAAGCTCCGTCAATTATTATTTTATTAGCTTCTTCAACATTTTGATCTACTGCTTCAATCTGTTTTAAACTAGCTGCAAAAATTCCTATAGAGCAACCTTCAGAAGAACGAAGAAGTAAATCACGATCTCGTACATCCCCGATAATTGTTCGGATCTTCGGAAATTGTTTTTTTAAATAATAATGCTTGGCCTCATCTCTAGAAAATATAACAATATCATTAGCGTCGTAGAATTTTTTTATGATGTTTTTTCCTAAAAACCCCGCGCCGCCTGTTATAAATATTTTTTCATTTTTCATATATAAATCAATTGTTTATTTCGAGATATTTTTTTAACAATAGCATTATCGTTTACCCAAGGTAAAAAGTCTTTTAACATTTGAGGAAAATGCTTACAATTTTGTAATCTCATCCAATTATTATAAGCATCTTTGTATCCGTAAAAATTTTCTTTAAATTTAACTTGTTCTGGAAGAACATATGCATAATGATCAAATATCCAGTTTTTCTGTCCTGTGAAGTTTTTAGATAAAAATTCAGTAAGACCGTGAATTCTTGGTGGTTCATGAGTTCTCCAAGAAGTCTTGTTATTTATTTTCCATAAACGACACCATTCATCAGCTTTGTTACCATATGTATCATCTGATGTGATTAGTATATTAGGTCCAACAAAATAATTACATCTAAACAACATTCCATCAAATCCTTCATTATTCAAGGCATAATCAGTAACTTCTTGTAAAGTTTCAGGATTCCAAATCTCATCCACATCAAACTGCATTAAGATGCAATCATTCATCTTATCATTTACCACGTTACACATTTCTGTTTTACCATTCCAGAAATCGTTTTTACGGTGAACAAAAACTTTTTTGTTATCGGCTATACTATCTAAAAATTCAGTAGTTCCGTCTATGGATAATTTTTTATCAGAATAAAATCTTTGATCAATATTCTGACACCATGCTGTGTCAAATGTAGGAAGAGTCGCACCTTCAATTACATGCCATTCATCAAACACCTGAAGTATAACTTCTGTTTGTTTTTTTATGAATGGCATACCATTCAATACTATTGTAAATGCTATTTTTTTCATAATTTTATCCAATATCTATTTAATACAGGTAATCCTCTCATTCTACCATCTTTTAAAGGATTTCCATAATAACCGTGTTTTAATAAAAGAACGTTTTTCTTGACTGGTATATTTAATTGATCTACTAGATTAGAAAAACTACTCTCTATCAATATGTGTTGCTCTGCATCTTCTAATACTCCTAACCAATCAAAAACACTATCTGTTATTGGTGATATGTCTATTCTTTTAATAGATTCGTTTTCCCATAGAACAGAACGTTTTGAGTCTGATGCTTTTTCTTGAACAACAACAAAAGGATTATCTGCCTCTATTGTAGTTTTTAAAAGATTTTCTTTTTGAGCATTTCTATTTATCTTTAATTTCCACTTTTCTTCAAAAGGAACATCTGCTAAGAAATATTTAAACTCATCAAAAGAATATAAATCTTGAGTCAAGTAATTTTGGGAATTCAATGGATTTGCATTAGGTATAGTAAATGCTAAATCAATAATTTTTGTGCAGAAATTATTGATGCATGTCTGATATGCCTCCATACAATCAAATTCTATAGGCATAAATTTTACATAATCTACATATTCTGTAAAATTTTTAATCATTTCTTTTTCTACAGGCCAAATTATCTCATAACCTCTATCATAGTACCATTTTGCTATGGGCAGGCATATTATAATATCTCCTATTTTTCCCGGTTGAATTATTCCTAATCTTCTCATTCTATATATTTTATTTGGTTATCAAGATTTATATTCATAGCATCAAAAAATGTTTTTTGTATTTGTTGTTCATTCTCTTGTGGCTGTAAGAACGCTCCCCATGGTTTTCTTTTACACAAGTTATATTGTAGATTAAAGTATATAATATTATCAGCTATTCTAAACAAGTGATTTTTTCTAAAAATATCTTCATTATGTTTTTTTTCAGGACACTCTGATGTCACTGCTGCATTACCATGAAACATATGCAAAGCAAACATAGGATAAGAATTAGAGATTATACACTTCTCTCCAAATATAACCATTAATCCTGCTATAACCACATCAAAAAAAGGTTTACCTATAACAAACTTACTAATAAAGTGTTTTTTATATTTAGAAAACCATTTATTTTCAAAAACAAAATAATCATAACCTGCTATTTCTGTTCTGATGGGTTTTACATTCTCATCTAACACATCTTGAAAAGAGTTTATTTCCTCTATCTCTAATCTTGGTCCGGCCATGCAATCTGGTTCTTCTTTTAATATTTTTTCTATTAATCCCGGTAAAAGAATCACATCAGAATTAACAAACACAACATAATCACATTTACTAATAATAAAACCTTTGCATATTATTTCCGAAATTACTGGTAATTTTTTTTCACTGTTTTTGATATAAGATTCAGACGAACATTCCAAAACATGAACAGTATCTATTCCCTCATAATGAGCATCAAAAGTTTCTTCCTCATCTTTAAATTGTAAATTAAACAAATATACGTTGTCTGGAAATTTCTCTTTTAAATTTAAAAGAGATTGCATAGCAACATTCTGTCTATGATATTTACCAAAAGTATTAGTTATTACGGCTATAGTTTTATTACTCATATTTGTTATATAATTCGTTTTTAATATCAATATTAACTTTATATTGATGATTTATTTTATTGTTTATTTGATTTTTTATTCCTTGTGCCATATTGTTTACATTTTTGGAATCAAGAATACATTTAAAATTATCAACATATATCAGTTTGTTAACAATCATCTGATCGGTGATGGGATAGTTTATCTTTGCTAAAACTTTAGACATTTCGTGAATAATCTTTTGATAAAACAAAGAAATACTAGAAAAATTTCCCAATATAAGACCACTATTTATAACTATATTGTGTTTTACTATATCAAATACATTCTGACCATAACACACCATGCACCAAGTCTTATTAGTGTCGCAGTCATTAAAAGTTAAATCTTCTAAACTCAACCAAACATCATCATGAGGCAATTCAAAAGGATTTATTTTAAAATAAACATCATTCATATCACAGTAAAAAATATCATGATCTTTCAAAGATTCTTTATATTTTTCTAAAAATAAATGTATATAAATTATTTTGTTGTTGTACGGGGATGTTTGAAACAACACATCAAATAATTTAGCATCAACCACTTGAATATTCTGAGAATTCAGAAATTCTATTAGTCTATCATCCACATTTTTTAGTATGACAGAAATATCGCCCTTGTAATATTCTCTAAGACTTTTTATAGTGACTTTTATACCAGAAAAGTCATACTTTTGGCCTTCCATATACATTACAACCAATTGTTTATTTTCTGCCATATTTTTGTTTTATTTCTTTAAATTTATTCTTGAAATTTATCATATCAAAGTCGTACAACTCCATTATGTCTTTACCCCATTTATTATTAAAATAATTTCTTCCTTTTTGAATTCTATCCATATATTCTAGACTTTTTCCAGTTATAGTAGATTCTCCATCATCTATGAGTTCTAGGTATTGGGATAAATCGAACGGAGATATAAAAATACCAAAGGAAGGAGCAAATCCAAGTCTATCAGCTTGTAATTCCAAATCAGCATGTTCCCAACCATTAAAATAATTTTCATCAAATGTTATTTTTTCTAAAAAGCTTTTATGAAAATAAGAAAAATTTGCTTCTGTGTTATAACATAAACTAGCTTTTAAATTACCCCATTCTGCTATTCCAATTTTATCATATCTGTAATCATTCCAATTAAAATGTAATAGACCAGTTTGTTGTGAAAATTCTATACAATATTCCCACACCCTGTTGTCTTTGATCAAACAGTCATCTTCTAATAAAAATATATGTTCACAACCTTTTTCTAACAAAGACTGTATTGTTATATTTTTACACTTTCCTACCCCAACATTAGTGTCTAATACAACATCCACTGGTACAGAATATTTGTCTTTTCCACCATCTTTGATGGAAAAGACAACATCCACATGTTTTATAGAATCTTTTATTCTAGAGAATTGTTTTTCTCTGTTGTATGTTATTATTCCTGTCCCTATCATTAATTATGTACAAATCCCATTACTCTCTTTTCCTTTTTAACGGAAAAATCATTCTCATCATTATAAATTTCTGAAAGAGTCATCTCTTCTTTTGGAGGAGTGTGATCGTAGAGTTTTCTATAAAGTCTTTCTGTTTTTTCCTTATTTAAAGGTCCGAATTTATGTTTTAAAAACATTCTGCCTCTTCTTTTCAAAGCAGGATCAATTTTATCTTCATCAGTATTGAATGTGGCTATAATCTTAAAATTAAGAACATCAGCCATAATTCCATCACATATGTTTAATAGAATAGAGATGATACTGTTGTCTGATGAATCTTCTCTGTTTATAAGAACTTTTTCAGCATCTTCTATAATTAGAAGACTGTCTTTTTCTCTTCTTATGACTGGAAAAAATGCTGGGTCTGCCATACTTTGAACAAAATAAGGAGGAATGTAAATCTTTTTAAGACCATCATCTCTGTTCAAGAGATATTTAATATAGTTTGTTTTCCCACTGCCCGGATCACCATGAAGCAGCACTAATTTATTATTTGGAATAGAAAAATCATTTATCCAATTTTCTATTTTTCTGTGTGTTTTCTCAAAATCATCATTATAATTATCCTCTAATGAAAGATCAAATCCCTTTACTTTATGAGGAGTAAGAACAATTTCATTATATTCATTTTTTTCAAAAAGTAATATTTTTCCTTTGGTATCCTTTACACTGTGGTCTGAAAATTTTTCTATTAATTCAAAAACTAAATTAGTATCTACATTAGCATCAAAACAAACATCTATACTTCCGATTACAGATTCTTTGTTATCATTAACATCAACATCAGAAACAGAAACAGCAACGGGAAAATCTTCATTACCACTCAAATTAACATCTAACATTATTCTTTTTTCATGATTACTAAAATGAATAGTCTCTCTAGTATTTCTTTCATATGTTAAATCTACATTAGAGACCACAAAGTTATTTTGTATCAAATATTTTATAATATCGTCACAACGTGTTAATTTATATAACATTCTTGCTTTACTAGGAACACAATTATATTTTAAAGAAAAAATATAACTGCCATGATATGCCATATCTTTAGTAATAGTAAAATTTACATCTTTATTATTAAATGTTTGGTCATCAAACTTTGCTCCTAGATTTTTAAGTTTTTCTATTATATTCATAAAGAAATATAGCACTGTTGATCATGTAATCAAGATGATAATAAATTTTTTTGAGAGTATCTTGATTCTATAGTGTTGAGTTTTTCATTCACCTCTTCCACAAGACTATCATCTATTTCATGAGGATATACTTTGTATTTTTCTTTAAATATGTTCCAAGACTCTGAAAAATTTTTGAAAAATTCAGGACTTTTTCTAATAACACTGCTCTCATGATTTTTATCTATGTCTTGCAGATACAAGAAAGAATCTTCTATATCTGGAAAAAACCAGTAGTTACAACCTAAACCTTTTAAATATGAGAAGTAATAATGGTCTAAATGCTCTGCTGCATTCATGTAATTCTCTCCCATATAACCAATATAGTCTAATGTGTTAGCATGATATAACACAAAAGCATGTAAACTATGTTTATACAAATCTACTTTATTGTTTGTGTATTGCACTGTAAGGCGTTTTAAGGGGGTTCCATCTTCTGACACATTTCCTCCTCCAACACCTCCATGAACGCCGTAGGATAGCTGTCCTGCCCATAATCCACTATCAGCAGCAGTCTCTATGTATTTCTGAAAAACTCTGTTGTCTTTTACCAACACATCATCTTCCATAAGAAATAGATATTCATATCCTTTTTGTTTCATTTCTCTTAATGCAATGTTTTTAGCAATTCCAACTACTGTGGGATTTCTATTGCACTGAATTATTTTAACTCCTTCTGGTCTTTTTTTGAATTGCTCACCAGCATTAACAACAAAGATTTCTCCTACTGCATCACTATCTATAGATTCTAATACTTTATGAAGAAATTCTTCACGATTACAGGTTATTACCGCTACTGCTGTTTTTTCTTTGAATTTATTAATTTCTGACATTTTGATATTAACAATTTATCATTACTTTTGTGTTTTTTCAAGAAATTTAATTTTATTTCCAGACTAGCAAGGTCTTGTTTTTCTAAAAAATTTCTATCCAATAGACTTTCACATTAGCGGATTTACTATATCTACTTTTGTCGGTTTTGAAATAATTTATATTTCTGCCTTTTTTGCTGTAGTTTTTCATGATTAAATACATTTATCATAAGTGTCTTTAAGAGATTTTAAGATTATTTGTTTATCTTGTTCCGATATTAGTAACGTTGAAACATATTCATCAATACATTCATAAACACTACATCCTTCAAAAGAATCTTGTATTTCCATTGATTCTGTTAATTCTGACTTAACACTCTGTTGTTTTTTAAGAACAGTGATAAAATCCAGACACTTTGCATTTTTTAATTGAGTTTCTATTTTTGGTAAGTCTTCCACCTTGTCTATTTCTATGCTAACAAAATTATTCTTTATTTCATCAGTTTGAGAAGCATCTTTTATTTTTACAAACTTTGGACTTATTGTGTTTTCTATCATTTCAAATTGTAATGATTCAGAATCCAAAATATAAACATATTTCTTTTCTCCACTTTCTCCCCAATTTAATTGATAAGCACTCCCAGAGTATATTAGTGGTTTCTTATCATAAAATCTCATTTGTGGTTTATGATAGTGACCACTAAAAAGCATTTTACATTTTTCCATAAGATTACTTGCAGTGAATCCATGTTCACTAATCTTGTAGGCATTCATTTCAAATCCTTTTATATCAAAATGACCAAAAACGACATCACTAGTGTCTGGAATATCTTCTAATTTTGTTCCCCATCCACAAAAGCACATGTTATCCAAAACACCGACCTTTTCATGTAGTGTTATATTGGGCCAATTCTTTAACAATTTAAGAGAATTAACATCACTAGTATTATTGTATAATGCATCATGATTTCCAACTACTATATGTATTTGATAATCTGATAATTTTTCAAAAAAATCATGAGCACAATTTATTGTGGGAACATGAACCATCTCTCTGTTGTGAAACACATCTCCTAATTGAATTATTGTATTTATGCCTTTTTCAAGGCATATATTTTTTATCCAGTCAGCATATTGCAGAGAAGTTTTAAAAAATGCTGGGTTATTTTTATTATTACCAATATGTAAATCGCCTGCTATAAGATATTTCATTCCTCAAATATAACATCATTCTCATCATTTTCAATGTATTTTGGTCTTCTAACATTTCTGAAATTCTCATCAGCATACAGCTTTTCCCAAGTCTCTGTTTGAAAATTTCTTTTTGTTTCTTCTAATAGTTTTTCTTTTTTTATTCTATTAAGATAGGAGTGGCTTGTTATTCTGCTAAAGTAACCAAAAGGATTAGCTTTAAATTTAATTAATTTTTTATTATTTTCTTGAAAAAATTCATCGCTGTTTTCTTTTGGTTTTTTTTGTGCTTGACCTTTTTTATCTAAAAAGCTTATATATTCCACACCATCTTCTTTTGAAGTGGAGATTATTTCTGCAACTGTAAAACATTTAAAACTACAGTCTCTCACAGCCTTTACCATTTTAAGAGTAGCATCTCCTATCATTTCATCTATCCAGCTATAACGACAAAAATTAGCTCTGTAACCCATTTTAGTTGCTATATCACTAACAATGATTGTTAGACGATTTGATATAATTGGAAATTTGTCTTTTTTTATTAATTTCTGAGTTTTCCAATCATAGTCCTCTCCCAAAGATTCATAATAAGAATACAACTCATTCCACATTTCCTCTTTGGAAACATATTCTTCTGTTGCTTCTTTATCTTCTTTCTTTTTCCTAGTTCTTTTCTTAGGAAAGTCATCAAAAACTCCTATTTCTAGTTCTTCCGATTTTTCGTTGTATGTTTCATCATTTTGTTCCCACATATGTTAAAGTTTTATTTTTTTCAAAGAATAATCTATCTTTTGTTTTTTATATATTTCAAGTCTTTTTCTTAGATGACTTAAAGAATATTGTAAATTGTCAGAGATGTCAAAAATGACAGCTTTATCTTTACTATGATGTTTTCTCACTGTTCTTCCCACAGTTTGTACTGTTTTCACTCCTCCCTTGCCCATATAGCACAATATGGCATAGTGTAAGTTTTTTATGCTAATACCAGTGGAGAAACATTTACTCATAACCAGACAAATTATACCTGATTCTTTTTCCATAGAATCTTGAATGCTAGTTCTTTCTTCTGTTGGAGTATCTCCTGTTATAATGCATAATTTTTTAGTAGTATTTTTTAAAATTTTTTCCAAAGAATCTATATAGTCTCTTCTATCCACAACAATTATAATATTACCTTCTAATTTTTCAGCTATTTTTTTAATAATGTCATTTCTTTCTACACAATTTATAACATAATTAAATTCTGCTTCATAAGCATCTGTTGGATTTTGACCCTTGGGAAATACTGGTTTTGGGGAGTGTTCACAAACCAAAACTTTTACTTCTACATCACTGATGGTCTGTTGTTTTCTTAGTTCATAGCTATTTTTTTCGTATAGTATTGGTCCTATTTTACCAACAACATTCCACGATGCCATAATATCGTCCGGGAGTGTTGCTGTTAACCCAAATTTAAAAGGAGTGTTTATATTGTGTATTACTTTACTAATCTTGTTCTTTTTGTTGTTTATAGTATGAACTTCATCAACAATTACATAGTCGTAATTTTCCACTATTTTCAGGGTTGCTTTAACATCACTGGTTAATATCTGACTATTAGCTATAAGAATATTCTGTTTTAAATCTGGAATTTTTCCATCACCCCACATGGTTGTTTGGGGTATTCCGTATTCATGGATGAATGAGAGATACAACTGATTTAACAAACTTACATTGGGAACTACCATTAGTATCTTACAGTCTGGTTTGTTGTCTATCAAAGTCTTGCATAGTCCTGCTTGTATAAGAGAATTATGAGTTACAGTAAAATCTTTTAATAAAAAAAGTCTATCTCTGCCTTCTACTTCAAATCCATAATATTCTCCTTGCCCAACTTCTTCTACTTTTATTCCTTTTAAACAAGGATTGTAAAACGGTGTATAATTTTGAGTATTTTTACGCAATATCTTACATGGTATTTTTTGTAAATCACCATTTATATGTACTCTATAATATTCGCCTGTTTTTCCAGTTTGAGATGATTTGACACATTTTTTCATATTTGCACTAAAACCTAATGATTTACATAAAAACACAACACTTTCCATAAAACCTTTTTGTTTCAATGTTAACTCGAAACCTTTGATATTTCCTTTTTTATTTCTTTGTAAGTGTCCATCTGTATCTAAAATACCTGCTAATAATTCTAATCTGTTACTTTCAGATGAAAATAGATAAACCTCTGGTATATGTTTATTTTTTATTAAGCTTAATTGTTTAAGACTATTAAGAATACTATTTCTGTCATGATATTTATTTTCCCCTTCTCTTCCTGTTGTTAAATGATATGTTTTTGCTCTATTATTTAATTTAGATGATGTTCTTATTCTTAGGTTATACTCTTCGGATACGCTATTAATATATTTCACTATTTCATCATCCATAGTAGTAACAGAAGGGGTAGCAGAACTTCCGTCTCCTAACCATATACCTAAAAAATAAGCAGGAATCAATTTTTCTATCTGATCATCATTTATATCTTCTTGTTTCCATCTGATGATGGTTGGTTTCCATGATTTGAGAATATGTTTCTGATATTTGGGTAATTTAAGATAATCTTCGACTGATATATTGACTATATCTCCTGATTTAACTTTTTGACCATTGACATAACCATGTTTTTCTTTAGTATTATAACCTTTTTTTGTTTTCCATTTACTAGTACCTAATGAAGTTATTTTAAAAGATAGTATATGAGAACTATTAACCACATACTCGTCTATTCCGTCTTTTTGACCAACACTAGAAATTCTATATAATCTGTCTGTTCCCCTTGCTAAAGAAATTACTCTTCTAGGGGTAGAATCCGGTCCCATAAGTAAATCGCCTTGAATTATATCTTCTACCTTTCTAATTGATCCGTCAAACATCAATAATTGTGTTCCTTTACCAAAGCATTTACCAGCACCAGTGGCTAGTATTCCTATACCTCTACCATGTTGTAAAAACTCTTTAAGAGTGTCTTGTTGATAGTCATAATAATCAAATCCTTCTATGGTAGATGCTGTTTTTATGTTTAGATTTGGTTTGTAATTTTTTTGAAATTCTGGTGTAATTTGTATTTTGATTGCAAGATTAAGAGTTCTTATATAATTCTCTATTTCAAACCACAAGCCAACTTGAAAAGCTCCTACCGGAGTTATTGCATAGAGTCTAGGCACAAATTTTCTCATCTGATAAGAGGGATTTTTTATACTAAATTTTTCCCTTATCATTTTTAATAAATGAGATGAACAAGTTATCACTCCATTTTTTTTAACAAAATCTACTTTTATAATTTCCAAATCCCATTATTACAAAAATCATCAAATTCATTATTAATAAATTATAACTGCTCCATTTTCAATAATTCTACAATATTTTTAAAATCAAACCCTATTTGACTAAAAATTTTGTTTACTGCACTGTCTAAAAATTCCACCAATAGCTCTTGTTCTTTTATTTTCTTTTGGATGCTTTTAAAATCCATTTGAGATTCTAATTTGGAAGCAACCACTGCCTTGCTAAGCTTTAATGGATTGTCTTTTTGTAAAGCATTGTTTAAAAAATTCTCTTTGATTTCTACCAATTCTAATAATTGTTTTTTACTTTTTATTAGCCTAAAGAGCCATTTATGTTTAACATTAGGAGCACTTAGTTGCTTTTCCATAACATTAGTTACATCTATTTGTGTGTCCATTTCTATCTCTTTGGAATAATCTTCCATTAATTCCATTGGTTGCTTGTCAGTCATAAAATAAATGTAACACATTAATTATACTTTTTCAAGTAAATAATATAAAATGACTAAAAATTTTGACAAATTCATAAAGCAGATAATAGAGAATATAAGTTTTGAATATAACGGTCTATTAAAAGATGAATGGGTGCATTTTCCCAACATTTCGGAATTTGATTTAAAGAATGGTATATATTTAGATGATTGGGATTTAACCAATTTTACAGAATTTAAACAACTTATGAAAAAAGCTGATTCTGAGAAAAGATATATTTTTGGTCAAGCTTATCCGTACAATACTGTTGCTAATATGATGAAAAAAGGAAAAGACAGACAAGAAGCACAACAAGAATTCCAGAAAGACAGACAAAGATTAATGAATTTTTATAAAAAATTTAATTTTATACATACTCATAAAGGATGGATGTTCAGACCTTTTAAAGATTAATATATGACCAACAGATTTGATAATTTTTTAAAAAAAATACATGAAAGAGCATTTCATGCAAGCCCATATAATATTTCAGATAATTTTGATTTAAAATTTGTAGGAAAAGGTGAAGGAAATAAAACATTTGGATGGGGTTTATATTTTGCAGAAAATCCAAAGGTGTCAAAAGAATATGGGGATTTATTTTATAGAAGAGGACATGACGAAATTTATATTTATGATGTAGAAATAGATGTAAAAGAAGATGAATTATTAGATTGGGATAAATCATTGGATGAACAGAGTTCTTTTGTAAAAGATAAAATAAAATATGCTGTAGAATATTTTAGAAGTTATAAATGGAAATCCTATAATGAAAAAGAAGGAACAGTGGTTGACCCTAACGGAAATCGTTCCAATGATATTATAGCATTTGACGAAAAACAATTAAAAGAAGCACAATATGGAAAGGCGTCTGATTTTTATCAATTTTTAGAATTTTATTCAAACTCTCAAAAAGATGCTTCTTTAGCTCTTTTAAAAAATGGCATAAAAGGAATAAAATATTTTGATTATCTTTCCAGAGAAAAAAAACAAGGAACTAGAAATTTTGTAATTTTTGATGAAAGTCTTGTAAAAATAAATGGTAAAAACATTCATTATTTAAAAGAAATGACAGATGCTAGTGTATTTGGAGCAGATGGTCCTTATCCAACAGATGATGTTAGAACTCCTTTTGTGATGGGAACATATTCTAGAAAAGGAAAAATTAAAAAAAGAACTAGAAGGAAGAAAAGAAAAAAATAAATATCCCTATGCAATGGGAAAATGTGCCTGAAAAAATAGAGGATTGGTTTGGATTTGTTTATCGTATAACATGCTTATCCAATAATAAAAAATACATAGGAAAAAAACAATTTTGGAGTAATCAAAAAAGACCTCCTTTAAAAGGCAAAAAAAGAGGCAGAAGAGTAATTAAAGAAAGTGATTGGAAAGAGTATTATGGTTCTTCTAATGACTTGAAGGAAGACCTTAAAAAGTATGGAAAAGACTCTTTTAAAAGAGAGATTTTAGAGCTTACCACATGCAAGTGGGAGAGTGCATATCTTGAGCTTATGTGGCAATTAAAAGAAGATGCTATATTAAGAGAAGACTATTACAATAATATCATAAATATAAGATTGAACGGCCCTCCCAAGGATTTGACAGAAAAATACAGTGTAAAATAATCACTAAAATTTGAATATCATAATTCATGGTGTATATTAAAAGATGATGCATTCTTTTGAAAAAATAGATGATTTTCTTTTCGATATAGAGAAAGACATAATAGATTGTCTTTATGATTATGGATTATTAAGTTCTTTTTCCAGAGATGTTAAAAAGATTATTTTTTATATTTTTGTCAAAAAGATCAACCAGAGAATAATAGATGATGGCAATTTACTTTTTTATCATGACAACAATTTCAGTGATGGTCATGAATTGTTCCAATATTTTGATAAACAAAAAACAACATCGTTTTTAAACAAAATATGTGATAAAATTAGAAAAGTAACCAATAAGATTTTTTATATAAAAGAGAAAACAAAAATCCCTTCCAAAGCAGTTTTATATGACTTAGAAGGGAGTGTAATTGATGAAATATTACTTCTCAAAGAGAAGAAAGATTATGACTTGAAAAAACTAAAAGAATTTTTAAAACAAAATAACTTAAAGGATTTGTTTGATGGGCTGAGTAAGAAAATAACATAGTTATTTCTTTTTCTGCGTTGATGGTTTCCAACCAGTTTTTCTCATGGTTCCATAAACATAAGCATTTTTTCTTTCACCTGTTAGATGTTTTTTATTTGCTTGTTGTTTGAGTTGTTTTTCTAATTTTTTGGGCATAAAAATACTTATCTAAAAATACTTTTTTATTAATCCTTTACATTCTTTCATGTACCCCGGAGTAACATCTATGATATTAGCTTTTTTATAACCAAGAATAAAAGGAGAGTGAGTAGCGATTATTAATTGAAAATTGTCGCTCAATTTAACTAAAACATCAAACAATTCAACTTGTTTTGGAATACTAAGTGCTTTCTCAGGTTCATCCAACAGTAGTGTGATTTTACCATTTCTAGGCAAACTCTTTATGTATTCTGTTTCTAATTGAGCTAGTTGCTTGTTGGAAATATGGTTTGGAATGGTCACCAAATTTGGAGGAGACTGTATAACTTTCATAATTTTATTAATTTTATGAATTCTGTACTGACCACTGCTAGGTTTGCTTGCTAGTATGTCCATTTGCTCCGCTTCTGTGGTTATGCCATCAGCACTCTGTTTGGCGTTGCTAAAAAACCAAGTATTGTCATTCTTGCTTAATGCTTCGCTATCATTGTAAAATGAGGGAGTTCCATCCCATTCTACATCAGCATCTATCTTGTTGGGAGTTATGTTTCTGTAGCAATAAGGAAAGTGTTTAACATCATTGTATGCTAATTGTGATGGTTCACTAATAGTGCTCCAGCCACCTGTGGAAATACCACAATAAGCTGCTATGGTTTTTAACATGGTGCTTTTACAGCTTCCCACATTACCAAACAACACATTAAACTTGTCATTGAATTGGAATTTACGATCTTTCAAATGATCATAACCCATAACAAATCCCGTTTTAAATTCAAAACTTTTAATCATATCAGAATCCTTCTAATTTAGGACCATCAAATGTTGTTTCCACATTATTTGATATTTTTTCAAATGCACTAAAATCATTTTTTGGTTTTAAATGTGGCTGAATAAGATTAACAAACTGATAATACGAAATTATATTTTCCGTTCCAATAAAAGTTAAAGGATTTCTTTCTTCCACAAAAAAGCTGGTGCTTTTAATATGATTGATGTGATCAATTGTTCTAAAATCACCTGCACCAGTGTTTACTGCTACTACGAATGTGTTATTTCCAACAAAAACTTCAAAATATTTTACACTTTCTCTGTCTATAGTCTGTGGAACAAATTCCAACTGAGATATATTATCTAATACCACTGGTTCCATATCAACGGAATCCAAAGACAATGCAACATCAAATAGTTTACAATTCACAGCATTTTCATCAATAGAATTAAATTCATTTTTATTTTGTTGAAAAATAGAACCCCCAAGGTCAATGCTCTCATATTGTTGTTTTATATTTTCTAGTTGTTCCTGTATATATTGTTTGGCATTTTTCTTATTTGATGATTCATCAAAAAAACTACCAAAATCAACAAAATGTTCTGTTAGTTCAGAATCGGACACATGTTCTAAACCTATTTCTCTTTTTAATTGTTGTGTCCAGTATTGCTGGTCAAATTGTGGAATCATATTAGTCTGGTAATTGTATCTCTCTAACGTTGATGGTATTTTTATCAACATATTGCAAATTGTTCAAGTGTTCTGACAATTGTTTTTGGTCAAGATGCAAACTAGTCTTTTGCCAAATCTTGGAATCATCGTATTTAAAAAAACCAATATAATAAGTTTTCTGGGTCATAATAGCTATTTAAGAACAATGTTATATGATGTAAAGCATCTTTTTGGGTCTTGTCATGGCAGTGTAAAGAATTCTTTTTCTCTCATCATCTCTTTTATTAAGATTAATATCACTGCTCACCACAAAACAATTATCATAAGTACTGCCTTGACTATTATGACTTGTTATAGCGTAGTTGTATTTCACTTGTGCAAAATTTTCAGAAAAACTAAAATATTCAACCCATTTTTTTCTTCTTTTGCCGGGATCAGATTCACTGCTAGCACTCTTGCTTAATTTTTTAAGATAAGATTCATAACGATTTTGTTCACTCTCATGCAAGATGTGAATAATTTCATTATTTTCGTTACCACTAACATCACAAGAGTAATATTTCCAACTTTCTCCATCAAACAGCTTTTTCTCTTTGACTATGGAACTCTGAACAACAAGGTCTTCGTTGGTGTTATACAACACTCCATCACCCTCATCATTTTTGATTGGTTTATCAACTATGAGTTTTTCACCAACCACTATTTTGTTTGCAGTTGGTCCGTATTTAAAACTTCTCACAATTTTATTGTAATAATCCACAGTAATATTTCTCCATGCAATTATTTTACAAAAATCTGCATCTTCATCAAATTTACTACTACCAAAATAGTATTGTAACAATTGATGTAAAACTTTACTTTGGCTCTCTGAAAACATCACAACTCCGCTATCATTTTGCATTTCTTTTTTGCCGCTCTCAAAAGAGAAACAATTATTTATAACCTTTTGACTGTATTGAATAATGGGGTTATCCTCTGCTTGACGCACAATTTTGTCCAAACGGCAGTATCCTATGTTGTATTTCTTTCTCTTTTCACTGTTCATGGGAATGCTTTCAGAGTGATTCACAGGATTTATTTGGTTGCCATCCCCCACAAAAAGAACTTTGATGTTTCTATAATTTTGTTCTTGCATTTCATTGAACAAATCATCAGCAATCATGCTGCTCTCGTCAACCACAACAAAATCGTAAAATGGAAATTTGGTCATCACATTTTTATCTCTAACAAACACTTCTTTACCATCTTTGGTAATCTCATGTTTAAGACCCAACATGCTGTGCAAGGTGCTAAAAGTGATTATATTTTTGCATTCTGATGGAATCATTTCACACAAAACTTTTAATGCTTTGTGAGTTGGACTAGCCATGCCAACATTGCTGCATTTGCCATTTTGTTTTATCCACTTTAGCAAATAAGATAATAAAGTGGTTTTACCAGTTCCAGCAGCACCTTCTAATAAGAATAAATGCTGGTCTAGTTCTCCATTAATAAACTTTTTAAGATTTTCTAAAGCTTTTTCTTGATCTTCTGTTAGTTGAAATTCCTTCATAGAGGAATATACCACAACAACAATCCAAAAACAATTATTAAGTTAAATCAAAACTCTTGTTTGTTCTGTCCTCTATTGCTTTTATAAAATTAGAACAATCCAGCAAGTCGTCTGGATTGCCAGCATCAAACCAAAAGCCATCAAGTTCATGCACTTTCACATCTTGGTGTATTTCATTCATTTTTAAAATTAAATCCACTATTTCTAATTCTCCTCTGGAGCTTGGTTTTAAAGTTTTAGCAATTTCGCATGCACTATTTTTTAAAATATATAAACCTATAACAGCTTCATTGTTGATGTATTCTTTTGGTTTTTCCACTAGAGATATTACTTTGCTGCCATGTCTTACCACCACTCCGTATCTTTCTGGCTTTTTAACCTTGTAAGAGAATATAGTGTTTGTAGAGCATTCTAATGGTTTGTTGTTGATTATGATATTATCTCCCAAAACTAGTGTTGCATCACTGCCATTCAACCATTCTTGTGCAAGAATAAAAGCTTGTGCTAAACCCTCTGGTTTTTCTTGAATACAAAAACTAAAATTTGCACAAGTTAAATCTTGCACAACCTTTTTGAAATTTTCAATTTGGTGTGGATTGGTAATGATTAATATATCTTTTATTCCCATTCCAACAAGAGTGTTTATTGGAAAATAAATCATGGGATATTTATAAACTGGCAGCAATTGCTTGCTCACAGCTTTTGTTAATGGTGCTAGTCTTGTTCCACTGCCACCAGCTAAAATTATTCCTTTCATATCACTTGTTTAAATACCATTTTACAGTTTTTTCAAGACCTTGATTCAAACTTGTGCTTGGACTCCAATCCAATTCACTATAGCTTTTAAGATAGTCTATCTTGTAAATTTTATCATGACCTTTTCTATCTTGAACAAAACTCACCACATCTTGCAACTGGTGATTTGTATTTTGAAAAATATTATATTTGTCCAAAATAATTTTTGTTATTTCCAAATTTGTAACATTTTTATTTGTTCCAAACAGATAGTTTTGACCATTTTTTCCTTTTTGAATTACTTTTAATATTCCCTCACAGTGGTCATCAACATACAACCAGTCTCTTTTTTGTTGACCATCACCATAAATGGGAATTTTCACACCATTCTTTAAATTGTTTATAATTTTGGGAATTAATTTTTCAGAGTGTTGACCAAACCCATAGTTGTTGCTGCAATTGGTTATTATATAAGGAAAATTAAATGTATGACCCAGACTTTTAACTATTAATTCTGCACAAGCTTTGCTAGCACTATAAGGATTGTTGGGATGTAAAATACTATATTCATCAAAAGCCACTCCATTTTGGTCTTCCACACTACCAAACACTTCATCAGTGGAAACCTGAATAAAAAGACCATTCACTGCATTTTTATTCCAGTAATTTTTACAATTTTCCATTAAAATACCACAAGAATAAACATTGTTTTGTATAAAACTGCTTATGCTGCTTATGCTGTTGTCCACATGAGTGCTAGCAGCAAAATTTATCACCAAATCAATTTTGTGTTGAGATAAAAATATTTCGTTGATATATTTAATATCACTCTTATAAAATGTATATCTTTCATCATAGTACAATTCATTTTTTCCATTAATTGCGCTATATTCACATGAATCCACATTAATTACTTTTTCAAAATCAATTGATTTTGAATTGAATAATACTCTGAGAAAGTTCCAGCCTATAAATCCCAGACCACCAGTTACCAGAATATTGTTGAATCTTCTTTGTTCCATATTTCAAATGTTTTTATCAAACTTTCCTCTACTGGTAAAAAGTGTATTCCAGCATTTTCTATTTTATTACTATCCAAAACACAATTGCTTCTGGGAGTTTTTACTGTTTTTAAAAATTCACTCTCATCACTAAAATACTCATAACAATTTTTGGTAATATTAAATTTTTTAGCAATATTCAAAACTTCTTTTGCATTTATGCCTCCACTATTAGTCATGTTATAAATTCCATAAGGAATTTTTTTCTCTATGCATTTGTAGCAGTTTTTAACAAACTCATCCAAATTTGTCAAGCTGTTTGCAGCACTCCAAATTTTATCATACTTTAGTATTTTACCAATGTAATTTTTTTCATTTTCTAAATGATTAAAAGGCATTCTTAGTCTCCATATATAACTCTTGTGCCAAGTTTTTTGCACCAAACTTTCTGCCAGAGCTTTTGTACCACTATACCAGCTACAATTTTTAAAATCAAAGCAAAAATTAGGAAAGTCTGTTTCTTTATACTCTTTCCACCATTCAACTTTATCTTCTTGATAAATGCAACCACTGCCCACATATCCCAATGGAATATTGTATTTTTCACAAGCTTGTGCTATTTTTTCAGCTAATATCACATTAACAAATAAACATTCTTGTTTGTTGTCTTCACAGCCATCCACATTGGGTTTTCCAGTATATCCAATGCAATTCAAAACAAAAGTTGGGTTGTACACTCTTATCATTTCTTCTGCCCAATAACTAGTGGGTTTATCTTTTAAACTAACAACACTATATGGAATTTCTTTATAATCAAAATATTCCTGAAACCGCTTGCTAACATATCCGTTTTTACCAAAGATTAGTATCATTATCATACTAATCTTTATTTTGGTAGTGTTTCAACTAATTTTTCGCCATAAATATGGTACAATTTATACCATAGTTATTAAAGTATTTGTTGATTTTGGTGGGAGGAATTCTTTAATCTTTGTCATAGTGACCCTTACCCATAGATTGGTTTTTATTAACTAAACCAGTGTATGAGCATCACTATGACAAAGAACATCTTCTTTTCTAAAATTCTTAGTTGATTTTGGAGCCGAGTATATTCTTGCAAGTCTTTTGTTGCTGTTCAGAACTATTAAAACTGAATAAAGACCTACGCTTTGCCCTGTTGCTGACCCTTGGAGTACAACAGCGTTTTTGTATGTTTAATGCAACATTACTACTTTAATACACATAGTTTAGTTAGTCAAGATAAAGTAAGTAAAAATATGAAGTTTAATCAATTTTTTCAAAAAACCTTAGTAAGTGAAATAAGTCAGAGCGTAATAGATAAACTACCCTATAATTTACAACAGGAATTATCAAAAAATAAAATGCCATTTAATAAAATATTTGGAAATCAATTAAGATTGATAGAGCCATTAAGAGGTACGTCACAATATGGTGAAACTATAAGAAATCTTTTGTCAGATGACTTTGAATTTGATTTTGAAAAATGGACCGGAACTAAATTAACAGATAAAGATAAGAAAAATCCCACCAGAATAGGAAAATTATTAAACAATAAAAAAAGAGAGCTATTAAAGAAAATATCAGACCTTCAAGAAGAATTAAAGACTCCCCCAAAAACTGAGGTTGTTGTTTTTCATCATTCTGTGAAAAGTGGTTGGATTGAAAAGTATAAGATACAAATAAAAGAAATTGATGATCTTTTAAAGGTGAATGACCTACAAAAAGCTCATATTTCTACCACTAAATCACAATACAGTATAATTTATAGCAGAGTTCCTGTTGATGTTGTGAGAATGAGTGATTTTTCTTGGAGGAGTTGTCATAGTGAGGGAGGAGACTATTTTTATTGTGCATTAGCAGATGCAGTGCTTAATGCTGGAATAGCATATTTGGTTGACACTCAACAATTAATACAATTTGCTGGTGGTCAAGATAAAATACAATCATTTTTACAACAAGATGAAATTTTTAAAGATTCAAAAAGAGCAATATCAGGAATACAGCCTCTTGCAAGAATAAGAATAAGAAATGTGATAGACTCTCAGGGAAATAGTATAGCAGTTCCCAGCACGAAAATATACAAAGACAAAGATTTGAAAGGAGTTGATGAAACTTTTAAAGATCAAGTGTTGATGTGGGCAAAAAAACAAGATGTTTCTAATTATGAATGGGAGGACACTTTAACTCTTAAAGGTGGTAGTTATCAGGATGCTAATGTTGATGTGAAAACCATGATAAAACAGATATGGGGTAAAGATATTAGTTATGATGTGTCAGAAGATGAGGATGAATTTAGAGATGAACAAGACGAGGAAAATGACCACATCGAAGAACAGTTTTGGGATAACGTTAGAGAAGAAATAGATGTTGAAAAGATTTTTAGAGATGCTCTAGGAAGGGATTATGAAGAAAACTTTACAGTTGATTTGGATTTGTATAATGGTGAATTAAAATTAGAATATGATTTAAGTGGTGAATTTTTAGAGTTCTTATCTAAAAAATCAACAAATCTTGATAAAAAAACAATAAGATTGCAAAGACAAACAACAGCATATGATAAAAATTTCACAGTTTTCATAGACCCCAAAAACAGAAAAGATATACAGTTTACATCAGTTAAATCATTTGTGTTATATGATTATGATCATGATGTGGAAACAGGATATTTTGATTATAGAGGATTTGTATATAGTATAGAAAAATATATAGAGAGTGTAATATCAGCATTTTTAGAGGAATCGTACGATGTTAGCCATCCACAGTATTTGAGAGCTGCTATGAATAAAAAAATAGCAAAATATTATGATATAGAATTTCCAAAATATGATGAGGAAAATGTATCAGAATTAATAGCGTGGCATGAACAATCAGAACTTTTTCATAAAACAATACTACCAAAATTAGATTATAAGTTAACAAGAGCTAATGATGGATATAATTTAGATTTTAACTTGAAACAAGAAAGTAAGCAATATGTTCTAGAAACTATAGATAATATGGAAAATTTCTTATATCATATAATTAATAAAGAATATAAAAATTTATACGAGAATAATTATATAGTTACACTAAAAAAGACATTATTCATCAAACGTCCTGAAAACATATCATCAGATGTAAATGCTAGAAGTTTTACAATAGGCATGGATAAACAAGGATATGATAAATTAAAAGTGGTGGTGGATTCATATTCAAAAGTAGATTACATAGAGTATAAAATAGCAATAGTGCTTGAGTCTGATTTAAACAAAATTATAGACGATGGCAGTTATTTGCAGTGGCTGGATGCACTTTATTTTTTAAGAGATGAAGTTGCTCCAGAAATACAAGACAAAAAAACAGTGGAAGAATTGGAAAACTATACTAAAAAGTTTATTAAAGATGAATATTTAAAAAAACAAGGACAGATGGATTTGGACCTTTCTAGTATAAATAGAAATATGAAAAATAAATTTGATCTTTATATACAAAAAATCTGGACAGAGAGTTTGGCAAACATGGGCACAGGAGGTTTATCCAACAGAAGTGGCGCGAACACACCTTCATCATCTAGTTATGGCACATCATCTTCGACCACATCTAATACTCAGACTTCTCAAAACAAACCAATTTTTAGTAAAGATAAAAAAAATAAAATGAATGTTTCATCCATTGACATGGATAATATGCTATTAAATCCTCAAACTAAACTAGATGATGTTTTAAAAGATAAAGACAATCAAAATTCAATTCTCACATACATATCATCATCCATGAGCGATCCTAACTATAAAAATAAAGAAAAAATTCAAAATTTGATAAAAAATAATAAAAATCTTAGTGATGCATTATCAAAATTTATCATAGGAGGTGCAAAATAATATGAATTATAATTTTGATAAATATATCTATAAAGTTTTTCTAGAACAACCAGAAAATAATGCTCCAGATGAAAACCAACAAAATGATGTTGCAGAGCAAGAACCACAGGATGTAGGACAACAAGAACCACAGGTTTTTCCAGAAGAATTAGAACTAGCAAAACTTGCTATCAGAGCTATATATTTTAATATATCATCCAAAGGTGTTCATAAACTTAAATTAAAGTATAAAGGTCGCATAATACCATTTGAGAAAATCTCTGATTTCTTTGAAAAAACAAAGAAAATATTTCCAGTTTTAGGATTCGTGGAATGGGCGATGGATCGTTACGAAGGTTTTAGTAGTAAATGGACAGAACAACCAGAGATAAAAGGAGATAGTATAATAACAAAAATTAAAAAATTTAATAAAAATCTCCCAGAAGAAAATCGTTTGGACAATGGTAAAAGAGTTTATTGGACCAGAATCATTCTCAATTGTTTATTACACGGAACCACTAATTTTAACATTAATATAAGTGATGTTAATGAACAAAATATAAAAGAAATTTTTAGACTTTTAAAACAACATTTTGGTAGTGATACCAGAGGAATGTTTGCCGGAGAAGGGGATTGGAAAGGACCGGGAACTTTTTAATTTGACATTGTAACAAATGAGAAGTATGGTAAGTATCATTATATGAGCAAACCAAAAAGTCTCAAGTCTAACAAAGATTATTCTTTTAACACAACAAATAAAAAGTATGTGTTTCATACTGAAAAAATAGTAGGAAAAAATTATGTATTAGATTCTAGTAAAGTTGATACAATTCTAAAATTGTATTCAGATTTTGACAAAAATCCATCCACTTGTGGAGAAATAGCACAAAGAGTTAGCACTCCTAAAAAGGTTATTGAATTTGTGCTCAAGTCTCTAGGAATCACGCATGCCAGTCTTCCTTTTTCTGATGAAAAGGTAAAAGAAAAAAGCGAAAAAGAATTGATTGATGAAGTTCTTTTGGAAAAAAGAGCTAGCGTAGAGCAAAAATTAGAAAGAATAGACTGGAAAAAAACTGTTGATGATGCAGAGAGTTGGAGACTTTTCCAACATAACTACGGAGATTATTTTGATAATTTAGTAAAATATTGGCAACCAAAAAAATATGAACCAGTTAAATTACAAACTAAAAAAAGCTCAAACAAAGAATTAGTGGTAGGTTGTAGTGATTGGCATTTTGGTTTGATTGCAAACGAGAGATATTTATACAATCAGAAAGAGTGGAATATAGAAGCTACACAAACAGCAGTTTCAGACTATGCTCAACAAATAGTAACACATTTGCAAGAGAGAAATCATCCTTATAAAAGAATAACACTTGCATTTGGGGGAGACCTTATTCATGGTTTGGACGGTTTTACAGATAAGGGCACCAGATTAGAAGCTCATCCAATCAAAGAAGATCAATTAGAACAGGCTTTTGATTGCACTTTACAATTTATAAAAACTCTTTTATCTGTTTGCGAAAATATCAGAGTGGTGAGTGTTCCCGGAAATCATTCTAGTTTTGGAGATTACTTTTTGATGAAAATGTTGAGTATTTATTTTAAGGATGAAAAAAGAATTTCCTTTGAAATAACCAGTAAGAGATTTATAACTTTTGATTGTTTTGATTCTTTATTTTTATTAGATCATGGTTATGCACCTACAACTAAAAACAGACTACCTTCTCCCGGCACAGGAAGAGAAAATTATATAAACAATATATTTTTATCAAAACCAGAAAAGTTAAATGGTTATAAACATTTTTATTACTTGAGTTGTGATCAACACCATATGGAATCTGGAGAGATGACTAATGCAGAACACTATATGTTTAGTACTCTTGTTGGTGGTTGCCGTCATGCAGACAATAGTGGTTATAAGAGCAGACCGAGACAGAGCGCATTGGTTGTAGATGAAAGAGGAGTAAAAGAATTTTTACATTTTTATTTTGATTAATGAAAAAAAGTTTAATACCTAGTAAAAATAATGCTGTATCTGACAGAGTATATACTCCAGACAATTTAGCACAAAAGATAGTTTCTTATTTTAAACCTTTTGGTAAAAAATGTTTGGACCCTTGCAAAGGAAAGGGTGCATTTTTAAATTCATTTAATAATATAGGAATAAATGCAGACTGGTGTGAAATTGATGAAGAAAAAGATTTTTTTCAGTATAATGAAAAAGTTGATTGGATAATTTCTAATTTTCCTTGGAGTATTCACAGAAAATTCTTACAACACTCCATGTCTATTAGTGATAATATTGTAACTCTTGTCACAGTAAATCATGTGATTGGATTAAAAGCAAGATTAAATGATGTTAGAGATTCTGGGTTCTTTATAAGAGAGATAATAACCTTTCCGACTCCAAAAGAGTTTCCACAAAGCGGTTTTCAACTTGGAGCAGTATATTTAAATAAAAAACAAGGGGACTGTAAATTCACTCATTGGCAAAATTATGATTAAATATTATAAATAGTATTATGACTTTCCAAGATTTAATTAATACTATTTTATTAAAAGAAGATTCTGTAGAAAATATACAAATGATAGGAGATTGGGATTCTCCAAAACAATATGGATGGAGTAAATCTGATACTGGTATATTAAAATCTACCAAAGGTTTAGAAAAAATAAAAACTAAATGGAAAATAGATGAACCAGTTGATATTTATTTATTAAAAGGAAAAGAATATAGAAAATATGTTGAATTGGGAAAAGTTTCTTTTGAATTTATCAGAGATACTTTAAAATTAGATGTTCCCATAGACAGTGACCACATAACAATATTTTATACACAGAATACTGGTGCTGAAAAAATACCAGCAACTCCTTGGACTCTTGCTCATAGATTTGGACATGCTCTTGCTAGAAGAGATGGAATGGCCTTAAAAAACCAAGCATACGAAAATCTTCGAAAAACTATTGAAGAACTTTTCGATTCTGTTGGTAAAATAGTTTATGGCAGAACAACAAAGGATTATTATTCTACAAATAATACATCTCTTAGGAAATATAGAAAAGAGTTGGCTCATGCACTAGGAACTTTTAAAAGTGCCAGAAACAGAAATCTAAGAGCAGATTTTGAATTTACTAATGAAATAATAGCTCAATTTATAATAACAGGAGATGTTAAATTAAATAGAGAATTTCCAAGAGTTTTACCATTAATATATGCTTGGGGCAAACCTTCTGGATATTACTCTAAATCATTATCACAGGAACAAAAAGATGATTTAGAGAATATTTTAGACATAAAAGAAAGTGAGTTGCGTTATGATATTAGTAGTGTTATCTCTGATGCAGTGGGCAACATTTATGTTATGTAAAATTTGATTTTTTCATCATTACAGTGTATAATGTATGATGATTAAAACAATTCCAAACTTTATAAGAAACACTGATAAGATAATAAGTCTTGTTAAAAGACACGAAAATCTGTTTCAACCTAGAGCAGGTAAAGATACTCATGCTAGTATTATTCCGGGAATTTGCTCTAAATTCAAAACACTTAAATCAGAAAACATGAGAGCAGAATTGATAGCTGCTATTTTTGAAGATTGTGATTTTGATCCAGATCTCAAGGATTTTTATAGTTTCATACAAATTCAAAAATATGAACCGGGAGATTTTATAGCTCCTCATAGAGATTCTTATGATATTCAAAAACTGCATTTAATAACTCTGACTTCTAGCGAAGTTGATGGTCTTGTATGTGAAGATATGAATGGAGGATTAGTAAAGATATTTGATGTTGCTGGTCAATACATAGATTTTCCTTACAATGCTATTCATTATGTTTCTCCAGTAAAATATGATAGATACAGCATGGTTGTAGCAGAATAACTTGACAAATTTTTTATACAGAGTAAATATACCTTTAACTAATAAATTTATTAGTTGGATATTTAGAAATTAAGAAATATTAGAATATGAAAATAACAATACCAAAAAATATAGAAGCGAAAAACAAACCAACAAATTACTTTTTTGTAACAGATTTGTCTGGCAGTATGTGGGGCAGCATTCAAGACCTCAAACAAACAATAAAAGCAGCAAAAGAGCTTTTGAAACCAAATGATACATTTAGTCTTGCATATTTTTCTAGCAGTGGAGATTTTGACTGGATTTGCAAAGGTTCATCAGTTAACAGTGATCTTAAATCTCTTATAGAAAACAAAATCTATGCAAGAGGATTAACATGTTTTACAGAAGTTTTACAAAGTCTTGATGGAGTAGTAAAAGATGTGGAAATGATTTCTGCAAACACCGACAACGTGTTGTTTTTCTTAACAGATGGTTATCCTAATAACAACTCTCCAGAGAGTGAAGTGATTAGATTGTCCACACAACTTAAAAATAAATTTGTTCACAAACAAATTGTTGGATATAGTAATTATTACAACAGAAATCTCCTATTAGAAATGGCAGAAAAAATGGCTGGTAGTTTTTCACATGTTAATGATTATTCTGATATGAAAAAAACCTGTCATGATTTTGTTAGCAGTAAAAAATCTGTTAAAGTTATAGATCTGCCTAAATGTTATGATTTGATATGGCAAGTTAGTGATACAGACATAAATGTATTAGAGTGTAGTTCTAAAAAAGTAGAGGTTTTAGAGTCTGATGTGGATGCAGAGTTGTTTGCAATAGACTATTCCGAATTAGATTCTCTTTCCCAAGAAACTATACAAGATGCAAAATTCTGTTACTCTTTAGCATTTGTATTGTCTCAAAAGAATAAGGCTAATTTAGGGGTTTCCTTGCTTAGAAAGGCTGGAGCACTAGCCAAGGCCAAAATGCTTCAAAAGAGCTTTACAACAAGCCAGAAAGGCAAAGCAGAGAATGAGCTAAAGAGTGTTTGCTTGCTTGGAGGAACAGTTGCTCAAGAACTCAAATCAGACACAGTAACTTTAAATAGCTTTTTAGATACTGTTAAGCAAAAGATAGGAGAAGTATATATTGATCTTGATTCTTGTTCTTATAGAGCCATTTCTAGAAAAGGTGCTGATGCATCCAAAGTGGAGTTTAAAACAACAGATAGAAAAGCAAAAATTGTTTCCATAACAGGAAACGAAAATAGAGCAAACATTAGTTTTCTAACTGTTAGAAATGGTCAAGTATCACAGATTCTTGATGAAGATTTAAAAACTAGAGTTGAGCAACACAATCAAACATGTGGCGATTCTCAAAAAATACAACTTCCTATAAGTGCAGAAACTTACAGAAATTATACTTTTGTAGCTAATGGTGATTTTAATTTTGATAAATTAGTTCTTGAGTCTCAAGAGCAGGTTTATAATATTAACCCTGAAAAAGATATAGATATTTTTGATGAAAATCAAAAAGATATATCAATATCAGAGTTTGTAAAACTTTATAAGAGTCTGATAGAAGAAAAGGCACATGCAAGTGTTCTCAGATATTATGTTAAGCAAAATTCCACTCAAAAACATACAGAAGACAAAAGAGTGGACAGATATGGTGCTGATGGGGCAAAACTATTGGAAGAAATGGGATTTGATTATCAAATGAGATATTCTCCCAAAAAAGAATACAAATCAGTTGAAACAGATGCAGATTACATTCCTTTCTTGGAAATTACAGGCCAATTAAAAGGTGCTGCAACAATTTCTGCTAGTAAAAGTTATGAGAAATTTGTTAAAAAAGGTAAACCTAATGTTGGTGATGCCGTAGTATTTCCTTTGTTTGAAAAATATGACAAAAAATTCAACGATTTAGGCAAATCTGTTTTTGTTGAATTTTGTCAGAAAACTCTTGATGGAATAGAAGAAACAGTTGACTTATTATCTCAAAAAATTTCAGCAAGTAAATTCTATTTGATGGCAACCAATTCATGGTTTATAGGAGTTGAAAAATCTGATGAATTTGAGTATGATGGTCTTGTTGTAAAAACAAAAGAGACTAAAGAATATATTTAATTTCTTGAAAACTTAAAAAAAATGTGTTAAACTTGTGGAGTGGATAACTCCACAAGTTTTTTATTTATGACAAAACAAAAAGGATACATAGGAGTTGATTTTGATGGAACTCTAGCAACTTACGATAGATACAGAGGACCACTAGTGTTGGGAGAACCCATCAAATTGATGGTGGAAAGAGTTAAAGAATGGTTGAGACAAGGTAAAAATGTAAAAATCTTTACTGCTAGAGTGTCTCCAGATCATTCCGAAAATGATATTAGTGCATCCAAAATCGCCATACAAAAATGGTGTAAAAATAATATAGGACAAGAATTGGAAGTTACTTGCATCAAGTATCCAAATATGTACGAGTTCTGGGATGACAAAGCAGTATCGGTTGAAAAAAATACGGGAGAAATAATATGAGCGAATACAATTTATATGTGTTGTTTAATAAAAATACAAAAAAAGTAGTAAGTTTTACATTTGATATAGATGTTTTTCCAGAACAAATTAGAAATAATTTTTTGATTAAAACTTTTAATTTTTCTGATTTAGCAATAAAAGATAATACCATCAATCTAGCTAGATTTAAATGGTTAGGAGATTATGATGATGGCAAATTAGTGGATGTATTTGATGAAAATATAACAGTTGTTTCTGAAAAAGATTTAGATAAAAAATATAAATTTTTATTTAATAAAAAATATAATATAGATGAAATATTACATGAACTTATATTAAATGCTGATATGAAAACTGAAAAAGGAAAAGATATTCAAAATTTTCTTACTAAAACTATAAACAAAAAAGAAAAAGAAAAAGAGTTTTATAAAAATTCTAAGAGTCATATATTTGAAAGTTCAGAACAGATAGAAGATAGACAAAAGAAAGCATTTTCTATATAAATAAAATATATGCGATTTAATGAATTATATTATTTGATCTACGAAGAATATGTGTTAGAAGAGAATTTTTTACAAAAACTCAAATGTGTGTTGATGGCTGGAGCATTAGGGATGTCTTCTTGTGATTATGATTCACAAGAAAAAATACAAGATATTGCTAGAGAAAATCCACAGAAATACCAAAACCTTGCTGATGAAATAGGCAGAAAGGTTGTATTTTTATCAACACAAGAACCAGAAAAAATACAAGA